TCTGGACACACCCTACAAAGCCCGGCCAGCGCACCAAGCCGAAGCCGGATTATGTGATTATTGACGGGAAGCGGCGTAACCTCTGGCGCGGCCATGATTATTTTTATGATGCGGAGGCGGTGCGGGAAGAAACCCAAGCGAGTGAGGCCAGCCAGAAACGTGCTGAATACGGTCGATACGAATTAACCGATGGTAAGGCGAAGAGGAATAACAGGGCAGGGAAGCCCGATTTTTTGCAGGCTAAAGGGAATGATTACGGCGGCGGTGGCCGGAATTTAAGATCAGTCTGGACCATCGCCACCGCACCTTTCCCCGAGGCTCACTTTGCCTGTGTAGATGCTGAAACTGAGGCATTGACCCCGTTCGGTTGGAAAACCCACGACCAATTATCCAATGGCGATCTCATCGCCGGCTATGACCAGGAGAGCCATGTCCTTTCCTGGCAGTCGGCCGAGTTTTGGGCATATCAAGTCAACTGTGAACTCGTTGTAATAGAGAAGCGGGATAGCAGCCAAAGGCTTACAGAGAACCATCGGTGCCTTGTGCGGCGAAGAATTGGTGGAGAGGCCGTGGTTTTGGCCGCCGATTTGAAGCCGGGTATGGAAATTCCAATCGCTGCACCCCTCCTGGTAACTGAAACGGAAGGTCCAGGGGAAGATTTTGCGGCTCTATTTGGATGGTATCTGACTGAGGGAGAATTGAAACGTCACCATATCATCAGAATTAATCAATCCCTGAGCGCCAATCCCGAGAAGGTGGACAGGATCAGGGAATTACTTAAAAATCTTAACGCCGATTTTAGCGAAAGAATACGAGAGAGGGAGTATCGAGGACGGCCAAGCATTGAGAATATCTTCTCTGTCAAAGGCGAAGTGGCCGAACGGCTACATCGTGAGTCTCCCGACAAAAAGATTGATCTGTCCTGGATAAATTGGCCCCTTCCTGACATTCGGGCTTTGCTTAACGCTATGATTGACGGGGACGGGCATCGCCGCAAAGATGGCCGCTCCTGTATTGTCCAGAAAGACCGGGGGTTTCTCGATGCTGCTCAAATGCTGGCTTTACGTTTGGGGTTGCGGACAATCATAAGCCCCCGGAAGGAAGGCGGTTTCACTCTCTATATCACGGAGGGCGACTGGCTCACCTTGCGGGGCACGAACGGCGTTCATGCTCCAGTAGGCCGTGAGCATTACAAGGGTATTATTTGGTGTCCATCTGTCGAAAGCACCTTCTGGATAGCCCGGCGCAAGGGCCGCACTTTCATTACGGGCAACACCTTCCCCCCGGCGATCCCGGAGCGGTGCATCAAGGCGGGGACGAGCGAGAAGGGGTGCTGCCCCCGTTGCCTGGCGCCGTGGAGAAGGGTGGTGGAGAAAAGCGGAGGCCGAGACTGGCATAACGACAAAATGAAATCCAAGGGTATCCCCGGAGAACTCCAGGGTGAGGGTGGCTATAAGCGTGGGCAAAGTATGAGTCCCATGAATGACACTCAGCAGGCCACCACGACCGGCTGGGTGCCTACCTGCACCTGCAACGCCGGCGAACCGATCCCCTGCACCATCCTTGACCCCTTCGCCGGGGCCGGGACCACCGGGGTAGTGGCCGCCAAGCTGGGGCGGGAGGCGGTGCTCATTGAACTGAATCCCGAATACTGCCGGATGGCGACGACGCGCCTGAAAAAGGAATTGGGGATGCTGGCGGAGATTGATATGAGGCAGTGTTCAATGATCGAGATTATGGGGGAATAGCCCTATTCCCCTTTATTTATCGGCGTAACCCGTAATTCGTGCCCCATTATTAAGGCCATTTCAGTTCCGGCCTTAATATCATGCTTCTTGCAGAAGGGTTTTGGTAACAGAATATAGTATGACCCCCCAAAATTACGCACTTTCTTCACCGTTGTTGGCTTCAACTGACCCGCCCCCCGCACGTTTACCTTTTTCATAAGAAATAGCTCCTATCTCTTTAAGATAAACACCAAATACTAAAGAAAATATTCTTTGTCAAGGGTAGATTCCACCCTTGTTTTTTCCTTTTATAATGCTATCGCTTTAATATGGACCAGCTTGACCAGTTTCATTTACTGGATAAGTTTTCTCCTACTATCCAGGACTTCATTGAATCAGAGAAAACGATCACCATTCTGGTGGCGCCTTTAGGAGAAGGCAAAACCTTCGGTTGTATCGCCACCATGATATACCACGCGGCGATACGTTGCGGCCAGCCTATAAGGTGCGCCATTGTTAGGGATACCTTAGAAAACATCAAGTTGAGCATCGTCCCTTCCGTGGAGGAGTTCTTCCAGGAATTTTTTCCAGATGACCACACCAAACTCTACCGCTTTAAAAATGAATACAAGGAACTAACCCTCTACATCAACCCCCGCATCGAAGTGGACTTGTTCGGTATTGATGACCCGGCCAGTCTAGGGAAACTGCAAGGCTCATCGGCTTACTCCCTGATCTGGCTGAATGAGCCCGCCCCCATCGCCGACAAGGCCAATGCCGGACTGTCGGAAGAAGTCTATAACGTGGCGGGCATCCGGGCCGTCCGGCGCAAGGCCACCCCTGGCCGGCTGATTGTGGACATGAACCCGGCGGACGAGGAGCATTGGACGCACCGCCGCTTCATCGAGGAAGAGGATTTCGACCCCAACTTCCCCCTGGTGCAGAAACAGGTTTGGAATGTGCCTTATGGCGAGAATCAGCATCTCAAGGAAGAGTCTCGCCAGATGGCCAAGAAGATGTACGAGAACGATGAGTCTGCCTACGCCCGGTACGTCAAAGGCGAGTTTGCTGCGGTGTACCGGGGCGAGAAGGTAACGCCGCAGTATAAGCGGGAACGGCATCTCTGCCCGGACATCTTGGTCCCGGCCCCCGGGCTGGTCTCTTTCGCCTTCTTCGACTCCTGGCACAACCCGGCTTGCGTCCTGGGGCAAATCACTTCCACTGGCCGCCTGACTTTCATCGACACCCTGCGTCTTCAGAATTCGGACATCCGCACCCTAATCCATACCCAGGTAATCCCCCTGCTTAATTCTCCCAAATGGAAGGGAAAACCCAATTCCTGGCGGATCGGCGGTGACTTCACCATGAAGCAGCCGGACCAGAGCAACCGGAGTGAATCGGCGGCCAGGGTCGTAGAAGAAGCCTTCCGCAAGTTTCTGAAGTTGCCGGGGATCTTCTTCGAGATCGGCCCCTCCAAGTGGGACACCATGAAGCGGCACATCGCCCGGGCCCTCCAGGACGGCGACCATCGCGGCGACTCCCTGGTGCTGCTTTCCAACGATAACCGGCTTCTCGATAAAGGGTTGCGGGGGGCCTGGCACTACAGGACGGACAATTCCGGCAATGTTCTCAAGAATGTCAAGCCGGATAAGGACATTCATAGCCATCCCTGTGATGCCTGGGCCAATGCAGTCGGGGTGTTGCTACCGGCCCTGGACCGCCGGGTTCACCTGGGGGAATACCGCAAGGTGGCGGTCAAGGTCAAACAGAGAATCCAAAGTTATGCGACGGGAGGGCACAGAGCCTAATGGACACCAGTGGTTACAGGGGTTGGTGGCCCATGAAGGTGTTTACGGGCACGGGGCCCGACGGGGAGCCGCAGGGCCGGGAATGTTTCAAGAGCGTGGTGGACGGGAAAATCTTCACCCCGGAGAACGGGTGGAACGGCGAACCGCCAGCCCCCACGGGCGACCTGGCCTCTTGCCGGCACACCCCCTCGGACAAGTTCCGGCAGAACTATTCGTTAATCAAATGGAGGGTTTGAAGATGCCCGCAGAGAGTAAGAAGCAGCGCAGGGCGGCAGGGATGGCTACGGCCATCCAGGAAGGCAAGATGCAGCCCAAACCCGGGACACCCTCGGCGGAAATGGCTAAGAGCATGAAGCCGAGTGATCTACAGGAATTTGCCACCACCCCGGAGAAGGGGTTGCCGAACCGAGTCCCGAAAAAGCGTCGGATCCCGGTGAAGATGGTGGGGGAGCACGTCCAGAAAATGCCTTTTCCTAAGAGATAGGGACCAATGGCTGTTTACCTGCCCAGCGAAAACCAAGAAGCCGCAATGAAGCGGGCCATTTTTCAGGCCAGTCGGGGCGGTCCTGACCGGCCGGAGATGGACGCCCAAGAGTTACGGGAAAGGGGAGAGGCTGCCCAGGCTTACGGTCGAGAGGATGAGCCGCACTTCGTCAGCTTTTTGGATGATTGCGTCCGGACCTCGGTGCAGGCCATGACCGACATCCGGCAGGCGCAAGATGAATGCTGGCGGGTTTACAACGAAGAAGAGCCTTACAACTACGCGCATAAAGAGACGTGGCAGTCTCGGGTAATTTACCCCAAGCCCTTCAAATTGGTGCAGTTCGGTATGTCCATCGTCCGCAAGGCCTTCGATGTAGAGTTTTTGTCCATCGAGAACGAGAGGGACGACAAGGCAGTGGAATTCTGGAAGAAGTTGATGGGGACTATGTTAACCCGGAACTATGCCAATTTCCCCATCAATTTCGTGGACGCTACCGGCATGAGCTTGGCGGTGGGGCAGTCTATGGAGATGATCCCGGTGTGGCGCCCGGGCAAGGGGTTACGCTACATCTTGGTGGAACCCTGGAAGATTCACCGGGATCCGGACGCAGTTTCCCGGCAGCCGCAATCGGGGATGTATTGGATACACCAGGAATATATGCCCTATCACCTCCTGAAAGAATGGGAGCGGGAGGGGCGTTTTGTCAATATCGGAGACTTCGGCCCGGCCGGGAGCTGGGGCCAAAGCCAAGACCCCAACCTGTCGGAAACGGAAATCGCCCGACGCAAGGCCATGGTGTGGAGCAAATCCACCTACCAAAAGGCGGCGTTGACTTCGGAGTTTTGGGGCACGGTTTTGGACCGAAGGGGAGAGATGTTGCTACCCAACGCCTCTTTTACCACCGCGGGGGGTCGGGTTATCGGTCTCCCCAAGGTCAGTCCTTATCCTACCCTGAGGTGGCCAGGTATCGGTTTCAGCGCCCTGCCGCACCTTCTTAGATTTGATGGAAGGGGCCTGATCCAGGGGATCAAAAGCCTTTGGTATCTGATGTGCAACCTTATGAGCCTCCACGCTGACCACCTGAACTGGATGGTCAACCCGATGATAGAGGTCGATGTTCAGTCTTTAGTGGACCAAAGGGACGTTGATGTTTATCCCGGGAAAATCTGGCAGACCCATGGTTCAGCCCAGGGTCAACAGGTGGTGCGGGCAACCGATATTAAGTCCCAGGTAGGCGAGGCCATTGCTATTTTGAATTTTTACGACCAGAGACACCAGGACGGCGGCCTGATGGATTACTCCGCCATGGGTGCTCCGGGCTATCGGGCCGAAGTGACGGCTCGGGAAGCCGCCCAGAACTTGGACCAGTCCATGACCATCGTGGGGTCTATGGGGAAGAACCTGGAGGATGGGGCCCTGAATGCAATTTTGGCCGGGGCCGAGACGGTGGCCATCAACATCACTTATGAGGAACTGGCGATGTTGATGGGGCCGGAGGTGGCCGATCAGTACCGGGTGCCAGTTTCCCCGGAATTTCCTACCGGCTTGAATTTACCCCAGTTGACCACCGGCAATTTCCGGGTCGCCGGGATTTCGGCCCTAATGAAGGACGCAGAGATTTGGCGAAATATTCGGGACGTGATCTTGCCCATGAGCGAAAATCCCCTCTTTCAACCGTATCTCAAGCCATATTCAATCTGCCTTTCCACCGAAAAGCGCCTCCAACTGCAAAATGAAAATGTTTTTGTGGACCAGGATACGGCAGACCGGGTTGATACCGCCCAACAGGTCCAGCAGGAAGCGGCAATTAAGGCGCAGCAGGCAGCGGCGGCGGCGGAAGCGGCCCTGGCCGAAATGAAGGCTCAATCGGAGCAGGCCAAGGCTGAGATGAATTTGGCCAAGGCGAAAGAACACGAGGGCAAGGCGGCCCTGGCCTTGGCAAAGGCTGAGGTCGAGGGAAGGCCTGAGCCGGGAACGGGTGCTACCGGGGTCGAGGATGAGTTTAAGCCAGACCTGACCCTGGCCCAGGCTGAACTTACCCAGCGTCAGGCAGATACAGAGGCGGCCAAGGTGCAATTAATCCTCGCTCAAGCCAAACTGGCCTTGGCGCAAGCCAAAGCTGCGTTACGGCCCCCGCCCGCCCCGGCGTCTAATCCGGGAGGTGCTAAGTAATGTCCCATCAACCCATGGGCGCCGGCGGGATAGACGTAGAGATTGGCACCGGGAAACCCCGGGAAGTCAAAACCCTGGAACAACGCCAGAATGAGGCGGCCCTAAAGAAACAGCAGGCTACCGTAGAGGCCATCAATCTCATAGCAGATTTACGAGACAACCCCGGCTTGGTCTTGGTGGTGGAGGCCCTAAAAACCCGGCTGGTGGAATTGGCGGCGGCAGACCCCCAATGTCAGGCTTTCAAGAAAATCATCATTGGTTGGCGGAATAAGATAGATCCTATCCCGGCGGTGGCGGAGCAACTGGCCCGTCATGCTTTGGGACCTTTGAATAGCTTAATGAGAGAACCACAGGCCGCCTCGGAAGAGATTCCGGCCTGAGCAGTAAAATAAAATTGGGGTTCTTTCGGTCGTCGGCCAACGACTGAAGGACGCAAGAGCAAAGAAGACGGCAATCAGGTGCCTGATCACTTGATTGCCGTCTTTTTTGTTGCCCCGGCTGCGGCCCGCAAGGATTCCCGCAGCAGAAAAGGGAGACACCGTGGCAGACAAACCCGCAGAAGGCGAAATCGAGAAGGTTGGCTACTCTTCGGCTGACCTGATGGCAGGGCTTCCCCAACAGGTTTTTGATGGCGAGTCCATCGTGACCCGGGAGGCGGAAGCCGAACCAGACACCGAAGAAACCCCACCGGAAACCCCACCGGAAACCCCACCGGCCGGGGATGAACCTCCGGAGCCGCCCAAACCCCCGGAGAAGAAATACAAATCGTGGGAAGAGGCGGAGGAAGGGGCCCGGGAGCACCAGCGTTTCGCCACGGAGAAAGCGGAAGAGGCCAAGCGGGACCGCGAGGCCCTGGAAGCAGCCGAACGCGAACGGGACGATCTCAAACAAAAGCTGGAGGCAGCGCCTCCGAAGCCGGTGGCCCCGGCCAAGTCTGCCGAGGAATTGGAGGCTGAACAGGAGGGCCGGATCGAGGCCGCCCTGGATGAGATCAACGAACTGGACGAGTTCGACCCGGAATATAAGAAGAAGGTGGCTCGGGCCTGGCGCAAGGCCGGTCTCGGTGGAGCGGGACAACCTGCTCCGGACCCAAAGGCTTTGGACGAGATCATCGATCGCCGGGTGGAAGAGCAGTTAAAGGCCCGGCAACCCAGGCCGCCGAGCATTTTGGAACAGGCTTTCGACCTGGCGGCCAAATCTGGCTTGGATATGGCTGATTCAGACTCGGTGGACTCCGTCCAATTTGAGCACATGAGGAAAAAGCTCCCGGAGGAATACGACACCAAACCCCTTCAGGAGCAAGTGGATTGGGTGGTGGCTGAGGTCCGGAAACGCACCGGCAAAGTGGTGCAAATGACGGACGAGGAACGAGAAAAGGCTCGCCAAACTCAGGCCAGGAACGTGGTGCTGGAGAGGGGCAACAACCGCCCCCCGCCTGCCAAGAAAACTGACACCGACAATGAACCTTACACCTCCGCCGGCATCTTACGGGAAGTCCAGGAAGGACGGCGGATACAAGGATAGGAGGTTGAAAGATGGATGCTCACACCTGGAGTGAAATTGGGAAAACAGGGATTCTCGGCAACCACCAGTTGAGCAAAAAGCTCTACAAGGTGGTGCTGGGGGACTGCGTGGTTTTCCCTTTTACCAATGACCAGGGCATCGGCTTCAAGCGGAACGCCGGTGAAACGGTCAACCTGATGCACGTCAACGAACTGCCCGATCCGGATTCCGCCGAGACGGAAGAGGACGGCCAGATCCCCACCGATAAGCTGACCTTCGGGAACCGGGCCATAACCCTCAAGGCTTATGGCCGGGGGGTGAAATTCACCGAACTGGCGGAAAACCTGTCGGTGTTCAAACCCAGCGATGTCCTGAAAGAGAAGCTGCAGGACCAGATGACCCGGGTGATGGATACCATGGCGGCGAACGCCTTTCAGGAAGCCGCCGCGGTGAAGGTCGTGTTCTCTCCCACCTCCCTGACCGGCGGGGTCTGGGCGACGAGCGGCACGCCGGGGGCCTTGGCTGTTGCCCCCCTGACCCTGGACCACTGCAAACTCATCTCTGCGTATATGCGGGACACCATCCACGTCCCCTTCTACACCAAGAACTACTTCATCGGGCTCACCTGCAACAAAAACATCGAGTCCCTGATGGATGACCGGGGCCTGATCCAGTGGCACCAGTACCTCGGCAAAGGCGACCTCCTCTTCAACAACGAAATGGGGATGACCCACAAGATTCGTTGGATTGAGGTCAACCGCGCCGCGGCTTTCTCTAACGTGGCCGGCACCTCTTCGGTCTTTGGCGAAGGCGTGGTCTTCGGCAAGGAAGGGGTGGCTTATCTGGAAGCGGTGGCACCGCATCTGCGGATGAACCCCAACTTCCAGGGCAATTTCGGCACCGTGCAGGCCATGGCCTGGTGGGGCGTCATCGCGTTTGGGTCGATCTGGAACCTGCCCGACGACGGCAAAGCCAAGATCATCCGGCTCGATAGCACGTAAACCGCAAACCATGATGGGGGACGGTTAACCGCCTCCCCCTCAGGAGGTAAGGAATATGTTGTACGGCGAAGGAATTAAAGAAATTGACGCGGCCATTGGTGATGCTTCCCTGGCCACCCACATTGCCCTGGAAGCTGCGGCTGGAGAGATCCTTACCAAAATCATGAACACCCCGGGTTTTGCGCGGGCTTTCGGTTTCCGGCCTACGGTGGCCTTTAACTACGACACCTTGGTGACCAAGGGGGTTTTGACCCTTTACAAGTATCCCGCTGGGGTGGCGAACAACAAGGTGGCCCTGGGCACCATCAACCTGGAGCAGGGCGACGTGGCCGGGAAGATTTACTTCACCGGGGTATCCAACACCCCGGCGCTGACAACGCCGCCCTCGCAGCCGCCTGCCAATTACGAGGCAGGGGACGCCCTGGCGGTGTGGATCAGCACCCAGGCGGTCGGCGGTACCGAGACGGGTGAATTCCAGCCCATCATCTGGGTCTCTGACCGGGGCGAGAACATCCCCAACCAGGGGCAACTGGTGAACCGCACCCCGTAACGGCAATCTCAGACGGGCCCCAGGGATCCTTGGGGCCCCTTTTTGAAGGAGAAAGGCTATGGCTGAAATCGCAATAACTGATGTGGTCACGACCATATCGTTACAGGATATGGATTATTCACAGCAAGGCAGGGTGAAAAGTTTCCCGACCATCGCCTTTGGCGGCGGGAGCTTGAAATACGACACCTACGGCATCCCGGTTCCAGATTTTAAGAAATTCGGGATGAAAAAGGTGGTCAAACGCCTTCGCATTGAACAGCCCCCCGACGGCTATGAGTACCGGTATGACAAGACTCCCAGGGTTGCAACCCCGGTGGCGCCCTACGGCACCATCCGGATTTTTGGGAGTGCCGGGTTTACGCCTGCGGGGTCGATAGCGGTTGCCGACCATACCCACGACATGAAAGTCATCGGCGAAATCACTGCGGATGAAGATGTGGGGGTATTGGCTTCTGGTCCCACCCTGGGCAAACTGGCGGCGACGGACCGGACCATTGTTGGGGCCGATAGCGCCACCAAGGGCGGTGTGGTAGCCAAGACCGGCCTTACCGCTACTCTCACTGGCACCGCGGTGGCTGCTGCGGCCTTGGTGGAACTCGGCAATGTGGTAGTGCCTGCCACAGTTCTTGAACTGGAAGTAATCGGCCAGTAGGCCGGAAAGAGGAATCTTATGGGTCAACTCATTACCACCAAGCAATTCGGCACCCTGGAGGTGGAGCAGTCTTTTCACGAGCCGCCCTACCATATCGCGCTGTGCACCAACGGGGCCTATGTGCATATTTCCGGCCTGCCGGTGAAGAACGAGGCGGAATTACGCAAGGCCGTCCCGGTAGAATTCTTGGCAGATGCCTTGGACTGGTTCCGCCACCGCCATGAGAGGGAAGGGACCCCGCCCCTGCGGGTGCTGGTGGAACCCGATGGCTCCTGTGTCTTCGAGGACGGGTCCCCCATCATCAACACTTCGCAGTTGACTCAGTCCCTGAAACCGGGGCCGATGCTGGATGCGGCGTTGCTGTGGTTCACCAAGCGGCATATCGCCCAGGAAAAGACGGAGAAGCCTCAAACCAAGAAGGCCGGAGCCAAGCAGGCGGCGAAAAAACCGGGAGCGAAACAGCCGGCGCGGAAACCCCCGGCGCGGCCTGCGGCCCCGCCTCCCGCTCAGGAAACGGCGGCGGCCACGGTGTAGGCCATGACCGAAGGCAAGGTGCGTATTTGCCCCAACCCGAATTGCCGCCTGGTGACGGACCCGGACCCGCGGATTTACAAGGACGCGGACATTAAGTGTCCCCGGTGCGGCACGGAGTGGGGGCGGAAGCGGCCAGGTCAAGGAGACGATGATGAGTAAGGATGTCCCTGCGATTGATAAAGAGTGGCGTGAACGGGTCTCCTTTGAATTCGGTGAGGGTGGTATGAAGCAGCCGGATGGTTTCGGGGACCTGTCGGTGGACGACGAGATTACCGTGGTGGTCACCGGCAAGGTTTCCAGCATCCGGCAAGATGCGGACACCTCCAGCTTCTCTTTGCAGATGGAGAAGATCACCCTCAAAGTTCCCGGGAAGGGAAAAACTTACACCAGCAAAGAGCTCATGCAGGAAGTGCATGAGTCCAAGAAGCGATAGGTCGGGAAGGCCATGACTCTCCAGGAATTGGAAAACGAAATTTATTTGCATGTCAGGGATGACTATCTCAAGGTGAATTTCTTCAAGGCCTGGATTAATGAGGCCATCCTGGTCATCGCGACGGAGAATCACCTACCTGCCCTGGAGCGCAGCGAGCCGTTCAACCTGCCGGTGACCACCGCGGCCTGGCTTTACGACCTGCCGGAGGTCTATCTCAAGGGCCTTGTTAAGTGTCGCAACAAGGACTGGCAGCCCGTCACCATCCTGCGGGACCTCAGCGACCTTGATACTAGGGACATTGACCATGACGAAACCGGAGAGGCGATCACCCATGTGGCCGTGAAAGACCGCAAGCTGGGAATCTACCCCAAGGCCAACGATACGGCCCGGCTCTGGTTCTGCGATAAACCCGAAGTTCTGGACGTGCCCAACGACCCCGTGGTGTGCATCCCGCCGCAGTTCCAGCGCCGGGTGATTATCCCCAAGGTCGCCATCATCGCCTTCCCGGTGATTATGGACATGGGCGTGGACATGCCCCACAGATCCCTGACGTACTGGCAGGGGGAATACTCTAATGGCCTTTACGGAAGCCCGAGGGGGGAGGTTGGCATGGTGCCCTGGCTGGTGGCGCAAAGAGGTGTCCGGCGACACGGCGGCCGCCAGCCGTTGCCTTAACGAGGGGACGACATGGCGAAACAGTTAGTGGCCTACGGCTTCAATGGGATGTCCAACCTGAAGAAGTCGCCAGGCTACTTCCTTGACGACACCAAGCGGGCGACGCCCCAGGTGGTCTTGAATGCCGATGTTTTTGATGACGGCGTGGTGGCCCTGCGGGGATGCTATCGGAAGCTCATCAGCTTGCCGGGGGCTCATTCTCTATGGGGCGAATCGGTCAACCTGTGTGTCGCCACGGGTGCCGCCGGCTCCCCTTCCCTGTTCAGAGTTGAGGCGGTTTCGGCCCGGGAGCTTTGTCAGGTCTCGGGGCCGGCCCGGGCCCGGATGGACTTCGTGGAAGTTGACGGCCGCGTCTATGCCGCCAACGGCTATTGGCAGGGAGTCTATGACCTGGGCCAGGACCTGGTGCATGGGTGGGGCCTGTCCTTACCCCTGGCGCCGGACATTACCCAGGTCGAAGGTGACTTGCCGCCGGGCATCTATAAGCTCTGCTACACTAGGTTCGAGGCCCTGAACCGCGTGGGGGGAAACGGTCCCGTAGCCGAAATCTCCTGGGCGGGTGGCACCGCCGGGATTCAACTCACCGATTTGCCGGATGATGTCCTGGTCTGGATCACCCAGCCCAATGGGGCCGAGTTCTATCTGGCCCTGGTCGTAGCCGGTAAAATCACAACCCCCTACTACACCCAACCGCTTCCGACCTTCGGAGTGGAGCCGCCGCCTCCCTTGACCTCACTGGCTTTCGCCCATGGGCGGGTTTGGGGGGCCTCCGGCAAGAAGGTTTGTTACAGCGATGAGTTCATGTACGAGAACTTCCGGGCCGGGGGTTATTTCCCCTTCCTGGAGGACATCACCCTGATTGCCCCCGTCAACGAGGGCCTGTTCATCAGTTCTCTTGCCAATACCTGGTTTCTGAAGGGGACGGTCCCGGCCAAGATGACCCTGGAGGAAGTGGGCGGCGGCGCCATCCCCGGCACTCTGACCTGGACCATGATGGAAGGCGGGGCCTACGAGCCGAAACAGTCCCGCACCCTTTGCCCGGTGTGGATGTCTCCCCAAGGCGCCATCATCGGCAAACATAACGGGCACCTCATCCATATCACGGAAAACCGGCTGAAGATAAACGCCTTGAGCCGGGGAGCAGGGTTTCACCGGCTCCTGCAGGGCGTCATCCCGCAAACGGTTATCTCCCTCTCTGGCTCCGCCAAGGGGGATTTTGATGCAGACCTCCACGACATTTTTGAACGTGGACGCATTTACATACCCGCCCCCCTGGAACACCAGGTTTACGGCGGCGTAATCATCGGTGGCGAAGGAGAGTACCTATGAGCCTTTATGTGCCAAACGAATCTGAAATCGAAATGATGCGGGCAATCCTCGCAATTCAGGCGTGGATTATGGGGCTTTACAAGAACGTGGTTTCGCCTGACGGCTCCATGACCATGCTCCAGCTTGAGGAGATGCCTACCGGCGGTGGCAGGACCTATGCTCAGAAGGTTCTCACCCAGGAGTTCGCTGCTGCCCTGGCCGCCAACAAGTGGTATCTGTCTCTGAACGCCGCCGGGAAGGCCGAAGGCGCCTATCACAATACCTACCTGGAATGGGAATTTGCCGCGGCGGATGTAGCTGACGTCAATACCGTCCGGGGGGTGTTCGCCTTCTGCTATGTCGTGCCTTTTGACGCCGGGCAGAGTGAGGGGCCCATCAAGGTAGGCGATACCGTCACCGGCCACACCTCTGCCGCTACGGGCATCGTGACCGGCGTGGTGGTTACGTCCGGGGCCTGGGCCACTGACGATGCCGCCGGGTATCTGTTCATCAAAACCAAGACCGGCACCTTCCAGAATGACGAGGAAATTTGGGTTGGCGGGGTAAAGTGGGCCGTCAGCAACACCGGCACCCTGTTCGCCGGGGACGCCCACAAGAAGCTGGTCTTCCTGGAGGAACTGCCGGAGGCCAAGCTGATCGACACCGCCGGGCAGAAGATCCGGTGCAACGTGAAATGGTCACTGAGCACCCAATAAGCCATGACCCCGAGCGCCGCCAGTAAAAGTGACCTGGAGCACCGCCTGGACCATGAGAATTTCGGCGAGGTCTATCAGGTCCACTATAAAGAGGGGATTATAAAGGATTTCGGTCTGTCCTCCACCAATCCCCTGACGCTGGACGACACCTGCACCGTGGAGGTGGACGGCGGCGCTTATCCGGGGGTGCCTATCTTCTACCATTGTCGCCGGGGCTACTACGACGACCAGGTGGCCACCAAACGGGAGAACAAGGCTCTCAATCATGCAGCCTGGGGGTTCCGGGCCGGCCAGAAGGTGAAGGTGATGATGGACGGCGACGTGCCTTACGCTATCATCGGCCACAATGAACCGCAGACCTACGGCCAGGACCCCAAGGCCCCCCGGAAGTGCCTGGATGTCTTCCGAATCCAATGGCATCGAGCCATCGGCGAGGGGCGGGTGCCCTACCAAAAGCCGATATCACCGATTGGCGAGACCCCGGGTTGGCTTAACTGGTTTATGTTTCAAACCACCTGGCACAGCATTTTTTACCGGGCCTCTATCCAGGAAGAGGTAACGGGTATCGACGACCCTTTCGTGGAGCCGTCCGGGGAGCCCATCGAGTTGCCGCACCGGGCCCGGCATATCTTCGGGATGCGGGAACAGCAATACGGTACGGTGGTTTACTACCTGGGAGACTGGCTTATCGTGGTGGGACCGGCGGCCTATATCATTGGCGTTTATACGGTGGGGATGCCGGGGCCCATCACTGGAAACGTCGTAGTCAATGCTGGCATCTGGACCCCGGAGCGAGAAGAAATTTGGCTGGAAAACGCTAGAACGAAAGAGCGGGTCTATGGCACATCGGGGGGGCATTTCGTCAATATGCAGCAGGAATTACTCACCGGTTACCCCTACGTGGACACCCATATCCAATCGAAGTTCACCAAAACCTTTATGGACCGGTTTAAGGGGATAGCCGCAGGCTATTCCCCCAAATGGATCCTCACCGAGTTCTGGACTTACGATTGGGACCGGGAAGCCACCGACCCCAACACCCTTAACACCCCGGCAGGATAAGACGATGTTTGAGGAAGAATTTTTCGAGAGCAAAAGCATTCTGGACTATCAAAGGGTGTTGCAACGTCTCAAAGAGGTGGATGAGGAGCTTTACCAATTTGTAATCCAACGGATGCCCCGGCAACGTTGGCAGTCGATGATGCAGGATATGCGGGTCCATAGGCCGGACCTCTATACGAAATTGCTCAAATTCCTGGTGGCCGTCAAGAAAGGTCGGGAGACGGTCAATTTGAGTCCGGAGGTGACGGTCAAGGACGGCTTGCGAGAGCTGGCCCAGGAACTGGCGGCGACCTATAAATGCGATGAAGGTTTCGCGGAGGAACCAAATCTTACGAGGACCGTGACCGTCTATTTGAAGCTGCCGGAGAAGATTGTCGGCCTCCCCAAAGATTTGATGAAAATGTCCCACAATCTGGCCAAGGACCACGGGGGGCGCCGGAAATGGACCTTTGGGTTCGATAACCGCATGTTCGTCACGGACCTGGAGGACGCGGCCATCGAGGAGCTTCGGAAAAGCCCCCTGGTGGAGCGGGTAGAGGTTGAGCCGATGGCCCATATCCTCTCCAACGAAATCCCGGCCTATAACCCTTCCGGGGTCAACACTGATTGGGGGGTAACGAGGATTAACCCGCAATATGCCTGGGGCCAGGGCAACTATGGGAAGTCCATGTCTGGCCGGCGCATTAAAGTATGCGTCATAGATACTGGCATCAAGTCCTCCCATGAAGTCTTTTGGAAGGATGGCGTCTGCGTTTTCAAAGGCGGCTACAACTTCGTGGGGGGGAACCCCAACCCCGAAGATGATCACGACCACGGCACCTACTGCTGCTCCATCGTGGCCGCTCAACATAACGCCATCGTGGGCAGTTACCGGGGCGTCGCCCCGGACATCGACCTCTATGCCTGCAAGGTGATGGATTCTAAAGGCTGGGGATCTATGGCGAATGTAGCCGCCGGCATTGATTGGGCCAGGGCGAATGGCATGGACATCATCTCGATGTCCCTGGGCGGAAGTTCCGGGACCACCTCCTTGCAACAAGCCTGTGATAGTGCTTGGTATGCAGGTCTGCTGGTAGTGGCAGCGGCGGGCAACTCCGGGCCGGGGGAGAACACCGTCAATTATCCCGGCAAGTATGCCAGCGTCATGGCAGTGGCAGCGATGGACTTCTACGAGGGCATCGCCGATTTTTCCTCCCGGGGCCCGGAAACGGAGGTCTCTGCTCCTGGCCGCTACATCGCCGGGGCCTGGGCCGGCTTCACCTACGATAATTACGTCGTGGTAGGGTCCGGCAACCGCTATATGTGCGCTTCCGGCACCAGCGCCGCCTGCCCTCATGTGGCGGCGGGGGCTGCCCTGTTAAAAGCCTGGTATCCGTCCATGACCAACACCGAGATGCGCCAATGGATTCGGGAACATTGTAGAGACCTGTAAGGGGGAAAGGACATGGGAACTCCAATCTGGTGCGATGAGGGGGAAAATCGGGTTCTGAATATTCTCTTGGGGGATACCCCGGTGGATGGGGCTTGGTATCTGGGCCTCTACAAAAACAGCGTAGAGCCGGGAGAGGATGCCAAGGTTTCCGATCTCACCGAGCCGTCCGGGTTCGGTTACGCCCGCAAGCCCCTGTCCCGGGGCCTGGCCAACTGGACTATCACGGCAGATGAGGCCACCTACCCTGAGCAGACCCTCTTGGCGCAAGGCGGGGATTGGGGAAACATTTACGGCTACTTCATCACCACCACCTTGACCGGCACCGGGGGGAAGCTTATGGGGTTGGAACACCTGGGCTCCGCCTATTCGGTGCTGGACGGCAAAGGCATCAAAATAATTCCCAAACTTAAATGCTCATAAGGAGAAGGCGATGTTAGATCACATCTGGAATATCCTCGGTAACTTGGCTTGGGGGCTGGCCCTGGTCCCCTTCTTTCTCATGGCGAAGCTCGTAGATGAAGGTGAAGGGGATATTGGGAATATTTACCTCAAGAACACCACCCAAAACGCCAATCTCTATCTGGGCCTCTATACCGCCCCCACTTCGGAACCTGCGGAAGATGCTGTCCTAACAGGTTTGACTGAGCCTACGGGGGGGACTTATGCCCGAATTGCTCTGGCACCTGCCGATTGGACCAAGGCGGGGAGCGTTTTCACCCAGGTGCAGAAAACTTTTAGCGCCACCGGGGCGGCCTGGGGCAACTGTTACGGCTATTTCATCTGTACCGTGGCTACCGGTACGGCAGGATTGCTCATCGCCGTGGAGCAGTTTTCGGACGGCCCTTACAATGTGCCAGATGGTGGCGCGGTAAAAGTTACAGCCAAAATGACCGTTTCCTAAGAGGGGGGAAATCCAATGGCAAGGGAACTCATTGACGGCTTTGAAGCTGGTCTTACCTTGATGGCTGCCATATCGGGCAGCGCTGCACTTGTCTCTACTACCGGCTTAAACCTGAGTGGAGATTATTGCCTCAATTTACCGATTTCGTCCGATTCGGTTGTTGATTATGCCCTGGTGGCCGATGATGAGAAATACTTTGCGTTCAAATATCGTACTAACACTTTAACCCAGAACGCTTATATGAACCGTGTGATGTTCCTCTATAAAGGGGCCAACATCATTTTTCAATTAAGGAGAAATACTACAAGTTATAAATTGGAAGCCTACGTTGAGACCACCTTGGTAGCTACCGGCACCACGGCCTTGGGTTTTTCTACCACCCATTTGATTGAAGTAAGGGTAAAAGTGGCCGACTCCGGCGGCATCATCCAGGTAAAACTTAATGGCGTTTTGGATATTGATTATTCCGGGGACACCAAACCAGGGACCAATACGCAATTCGACATTTTGAGAATTGCCGGTACGGGGAGTGCTTATGCCCACGGGTGGTGGGATGACTTGGTGGTGGATGACGCCGCCTGGATTGGCGACACCAAGATTCAGGGCATCAGACCCACGGCGGCAGGGAACGCCGCCCAATGGACGCCTTCCGCGGGAGCCAATTTTCAATGCGTGGACGAAGTGCCGCCCGATGATGCCGATTATGTGGAGACCAATACAGCCGCCATCCTGGATACCCACGGTTTCGGTGATTTGGTCGGCTCCATTGAATCTATCAAATGCGTCCAGGTCCATGCCCGCAGCGTAAAAGAAGGCGCTCCTACCCCCCAAAACTTGCAACTGGCGGTGCGCTCCGGGGCAACTGATTATTTTAGCGGCAATAAAGCGGTTCCCGCAGCCGCCCCCAAAGGGTTGTTCAATATATGGGAAACCGACCCCAACACCGCGGCGGCTTGGCTGGCAAGCGGGGTAAACGCCGCAGAGTTCGGCTATAAAGCTGTGGCTTAAATTAGGGGACGGAAGTGCCGACGCGGTTTTATTTACCAGAAGCCATTAATGCTCCTAACAGTCCTGCTTTTGCGGCTGATTGGGAGAAAACTACTGGTGCCCTACGCCATTGGATGGGGCCGGTAAAGCAGGGCACCGTCCTCACCACTACCCCAAGTTTTTATGAAAACGTCGATACCCAGCCCTACGATGTCCTGGTGCGGCAATATGTCAGCGACCCGCTTACGGCCCAAACAATCTCCGGGACGGTCAAGGGGCAAATCAGGGTTTATGAAGATAACGCCCTGGCCGATTTTTGCCGGGGTATCGTCATCAAGGTGGTTTCCGGCGACGGCTTGACGCTGCGGGGGGTCCTGCTGGCCCACTTCCCCGCGGCCCTGGAGTCGGAGTTCGTCTTAAGCACACTTACCAACCGCTTTTATCCCAATTCTCAGGCTCTTACATCCGTTGATGCCCAGGCGGGCGACCGCATAGTCGTTGAAATCGGGTTCCGTTCATTCAACACGATTTCCACTATGATGTTTGCCTGTCATCGTTTCGGGGACGCTGCCGCCTCGGATTTGCCGGAGGATGAGACCTCCACCCTGGATTACAACCCTTGGGTAGAATTTAGCCAGGCCCTCACCTTCCAGAATCGCATCAAGGTTTATCAGAATATTACTCAGACTGAATATGAGGTTCCTCCCAAGGTCAAGGTCACTCAAAATATCGTCCAGGTAGAATATGAGGCCACCCCGCCAGGACAATTTGTATATGCGGGTGACATCACCGTTACGGTTGACCCCACGGCGGCGGGCTATGACCCGATTTACGCCAAGGTGGGCGATGTTACCGTCACCGTGGACCCCACGGCGGAAGGCTATCTCTACCAGCCGCCGGGTCAATATATCTATACGGGAAATATCCCGGTCGTTGTAGTCATAGAAGGCACCTGTTTTAACATCCGCCATTATGTAGGCTACCTCACCGTCGTGGTTGACCCGACCGCCGAAGGGTACTCTTGTCCGGTGCGCCAGTATATCGGCAATATCCCGGTAACGGTACTCCTGGAAGGCATTTACAAGGTGCCGGTGCCGGGTTGGGATTATTTAAGCGGCTACGGTTGCGTGGATTTTACCGCCCTGGGAGACCCGCCGCCGTTCTGGTGTATCGACACCGACGGCCTTGCCTTTGCCTTCGACAACACGGCGGCTAAGTTTGACCTGTACGCCGAATATGCCATGGAGACCGAAGGCGGGGTGGTGGTCGAAGGGGCCTTCGAGTTTGAAATCGTTGACCCCGGCATTTTCGTTTTCACTACCGCGGGCGGCGTGGCCATCGGCGGCAAACTCGACATCGAGACCCCCGAGCCCTGGATTACCGTCATTGAGGTGGAAGGCGGCGTGGCCGTGGGCGGCAAGCTGGCCATCACGGTTTACGACCCCACCACGACCCTCATCACCGAGTTTACCACCAGCAAGGGCGTGGTCATCGGCGGGGCCCTGGATTTCTCCTTCGTGGAACCAGCAGACCTCATCACCACGTTCTCCCTGTCCGGCGGCGTGGTGGTGGGGGAACGGCGGTATCCGCCCATTGAGATCATCACCCCCGACGCGGATGAAGTCTATTACGAGTTCACCACCGGCGGCAGCGTTTATGTGGCCGGGGCCCTGGAGTTCGACATTCCGGAGCCTGGGGTCTATGAGTGGACGGTGCGCCGGGGTGGGGTCAAGGTTGGCGGGGCCTGCGTCTTCGGCTTCTGGTTGCCGCCGATTACCGAGTTCGACATCATGGGCGGCGTCCTGGTGGAAGGCACCACCGTTGAGGATGCAGAACTTTATGAGACCTGGGTCCTCACCGGCTTCAGCTTTTCGCCCTCCATGTATAGCGGGTTCAACTTCAATTCCTATGCGACCAGAAACGGCGAAGTTCTGGCCGCCAAAGATGACGGTATCTATGTGCTGGAGGGGGACGACGACGATGGGCAAACGGTCCATTCCGGCCTGCGCCTGGGCCCGGCTAATTTTGGAGTGGACAACCTCAAGGGGGTGCGGGCCATCTACCCGGGAGACGCCGGGGTCCCGGAAGCCCATGTGGTGGCGGAGACCAAGGGTCGGGAGGGCTATTTTAAGCTCCAGAGGGACCGTTTCAATGTGAGCACCGACCTGCAGGACCGTTTGATGACCATCGAAATATCGGATTTTGAGCAACTAAGCCATTTTGAGATCATCCCGGTGGTGAGGGTGAAACGATGAGCGGGCATGAAGGCTGCGAAGATTGGTTCTTTTGCGAAGGCTATCGGATGGAAATGAGGCTTTGGCATTGCCTGGAGAACCAGTTAAGCGATTATTGTCTCCCCGGGTTTCCCTGCCATGAATGCCCGGCGGCTCTAACTATCGAACCGGCCCCCCGCCGGGCTCCGGCCCTGCGGGTCAAATACCCGGCGGATTGGGCCAACATGACCCCGGCGGTGCGGCGGGCGATGGGCGGGTTGAGGGTAAAACGATGATAGGCGTCATTTTCTTCCTCGATGATACTGTATCCAACGCCATGTCTTTACGGACGGGAGCCATTGAGAACGTCCTTGACCGATGGATTTTTAACCTCCGTAACCTTGGAGTGACCCACATTCTCGTGGTGGATCGCACGAGGTTCCACATCCTCCAGTATTTCCAGAACGCTGACTCCGGGATTATCTTTGAGGCTTTCGATAACCTGGAGGCAATAGAGCAGGCTTATCTGGATGCTCAATTTGTTTACCTGGAGAATGATAAATCTTTAGCTGAGATTGGAGTTGTAGGGATACCACTCCTCCAATTTCAACATCCAGAAAACGTGATCTATGTCTTTGGGGGGGATTTCGGACCCAAGATTACCCCTGGCCGGGAGGATAAAACCTGGGTCACGATTCCCGGAGTTGATAACCTTTGGACTGATGCTGCGGCTTATATCACGGTTTTTGATAATTTAATGAAGAGGTAAAAGTGGCAATCACCCTTACTCCTCTCTTAATCTTAATTAGTGCTTGCGAAGCTGCCTGGAGCAGTGGGGCAACTAATACTGATTTTGTGCTTGAAGGAACATATTGCCTTGCCCTTAAAATTAGTGCTGCTCTTGGCACGGTTGCTAAATTCGATCAAGGTGGTGTGAATGGCGTAAATATGTCAGGACAGCATTTCTTTGTCTGGTTTCAATCTATTACAGTTTTAGAAACAAAAGTTAATGGTGGATTAAGAATTTATTTAGAAGATAAGAATGGGGCGTATAAGACCATCTATGTTGGTGGTTCTGATAACTATTCAGGTGGGTGGCAAAGATTTTGTTGTTCGGCGGAAGCAACCAATGATGGCCCATCAAGCGGTACTTACGACCCGTCTGTTCATCGATATATTGGGGTAAATTTTTATACAGTTGGAAAGTCCACAGTTGTTAATTGCTTTTGGGATTTTGTGCATTATGGGTCTGGACTTAGAATTACTTCCGGGGCTGCGGATGCTATTACCTGGGAAAATATTTATACGGCAGATGTAGCAGGTAAATATGGCATAGTCGCCAAAAGGGGTGGGATTTATTATATTCAAGGTGAGTTAATCTTCGGCAGTTCTGCGTTACATATTGATTTTATAGATGCAGATAAGTTAGTAATGTTTTTTGATAATCCCAAAGTTGCTTCGACTCTTTATAAGATTAAGATTGAAGGATATGCTACTGGAACTACTAATTTTACATTAGGAAACAAGGCAGGGACACAAGGATATGGTGGCATATTTTTTAAGGGAACCCAACCATATTTACTCGATTTGGATGACACGAATATTGATATTCTCAAACTGTATGGATGTACCTTCAATAACGCTGGCGATGTTTATTTGCCGCCTAATGCAAGTGGGCGAGAGGTTCTTAATTGTAATTTTAACCAATGTGGCGAAGTTCTCCCTGATACTTGCGTAGTTCAATTTTGTAATGTTGTTCAGGCTGATGACAGGGGTTTAAGAATTTCATCGGAGTCGCATAATGTTAAAAACTGTAACTTTATTAACAATCCGGCTGCAACTCATATCCCCGCCGCAGGGACATACACTTTTGATAATATGCGGTTTTATACTAACACCAAGGATGTTAGAAACTCAGGGAATAGTGCGGCAGTCATTGTCAATAAAACCAATTTGTCCGATCCCTCAACCCATGAAGAAACCGGGACTCCGCCAGGAACAACGACAATCCAGGCATCTATCGTATTAGCGATGTTGGTGAAAGATGAAGCCGGTAATGGCATTAATGGTGCGTATGCTTATATTGATAACGATGACCAATCACCTTTTATTTTGAATGGCGTAACAGCTTATGACGCTACTTATGGGAATGGTTATATCTCTACTTCATACGTGGGTTCCGCAGTATCAGGTGCCCGGTGGAGGGTCAGAAAATATGGGTATAAAAATTATAAACAACTTATAGATATAGGGTCTGCAAACTTGCAGATTCCGGTTACTTTGGTGGTTGACCCACAACAATCTTAATTAACAGGAGGAAGGTGCGATGTCACTCGAAACCGACTGGACCGTTAATTACACGGCCAAAACCGTAACCCACACAAGCGGTACGGAAGTTTTTACTGTGCTGGCGTTCTTCCAATGGTTGGCTGCCAAGTTTGCGGCCCAGGCACAAATGGATGATGACTATGCTTTCGTGTCTGATACGCCGACCGTTTTCCGGTTCATCAATGGCTGGGCATTTGGTGCTCCCACTACTGACTTTAAATTTTTGAAAGGTGGGTCCATTGAATCTTCCAATGCCCAGGAGTTATGGGCCAACCTGTATTCCATTGGCGACCAGTACCGCTCCAGCATGATTTATATAGTGCAGAGTGACGCTGAGGTCACGCCTTGGTGGAGTCCTGGGAACATCGACATCCTCATCCTGGTCAAGACCGGAGGTTCGCTGATTGATAGCGGCAACGCCTTGGCCATGTCCCGAGACTCCGATTGCCTCTATGACCACAACTTCGTGGACCTTTCGGGCGGTGGCCGGAACCCGGTAGGTATCAATACCTTTCAGGACCTCAACTACCTGCTCACCGGCGACATTTACTTGCATGTGGCCTCGGTAACTGGTTTCGATGCTGGGAATTATGCCTATGGCAATACTTCTCTGGCGAGTGGCCGCATTCAGTATGTTGATGCGGGCAATAGCAGACTTTATCTCTGCCAAGTGGAGGGGATATTCGAGGTTTCCGAAACCATCAAGGAACGGACCAGCCGCACCACAGGCGATACCGGAACCACGACCACCAACGACGCCAGCACCGCTTTTACCGAAGTCATCGCCGCCTATGATGACATCACCATCACCTTCGGGGACATTAACCGAGACTTGAATAATGGTAATGGTCTCCAACCCTACAAGGTGGAAATCGACTGCGCCGGGCGTACCATGCAACAGGTCTATCAGTTCTTGAAATATGCTGCTAGGCATAATTCTGAAATAACTCTCAATGCCGATGAAGGTGAGGAATATCGGTCGACTCTGGAAGGCACCTATGTCGATGTTAAGCAGGCGCCTTTCGGAACCTTCGCTGGTGGCACCTTCTTCGGTGCCAGGGGTGTTTGGGTCACGGACTATGCCGCCGCCACCTTCCAGTTAATTGACGCTGACGGCGACCAGCAGATTCCTCCGAGCTTGCAGAAGGCGAGTGTGTCTCACGCCTCCTTGTCCGGATGCAGAATTCTCATCGCTGAACGGAACGGGGCGAATATCATCAAGGATCAATACACCATCGACTCCGTGACTACTACTACCATTGTTGTTACCGCTACGATTAACGCTAACAAAGTGCCGCAATCCGGGTCTTTGCGAGTGGGAGATACTGTTTTCGCTTACACCGGGTTTAATGCCATGACTTTTACCGGGGTAACGCCGAACCCGACCGGCCAGAGCGGGAGTCTCTATGTACCCCTTCTTGATCTCCTGGCTGATGCTGCGACCGAACAATCGGACAACATCATTTATACTGCGGCCTTCGATGTGAAGGCCAGAGTGCGAAAATATGGGTATAAGGACTTTACCCTGGACACCTCTTTTGGTGCTGCTGGGGTGGCAGTCACCCCGATTCTCCAGACTGACCCGCAGGCGACCTAATGGCTGACGAATTGGAGGAACGCTATCTTAAACCAAAGGTTGGCTCCTTATATCGAGGCCAAGCTTGGGTGGAGCTTCATGGTACCTTCACGGCGGATGAACTACTCATCCTGGCCCATGAAATTGAGACCAAATGCCGAGGGTTAAACGATGACCATAAGAGGGGACATCAGCATTGATTGGAGTGCGTCGCCACGGGTCATCACGGTGGCGGCCCCCTCTGATACGCTGTCTTTGCAAGACCTTTACGACACGCTTCGGAGTATATCTGATGACATTGAGGCCATGGATGAACCTGAAATCGTGGAGGGGGTCGGCAAGGACCAAATCGGTGTCGGACGATATACCGGCCTGACCATCAGGCTCTATAACGCCAAGGTCGCTTTCGAGGCCAGGGTCGCATGGACCTATTGCACCGTCTCCGGGGGCAATCTGGTGGCCGTGGACGAAGATGGCGACCCAATGCTGGCCCTATACCCCACGGCCTATGTGAACATCGGTTACGAGGCCGATGTGTCCGCCGCCCTGCTGGAGGGGTCCGGGGGGGCCACGCCGGAGCAAATAGCCGAGGCGGTCAGGACGGAATTAACCCCTGAATTGGCTGGTATTCTGCGTGCCCTGGGCCTCATGCAGGAGAACTACTGCCTGGACGAGGCCGTTTATAACGCCGATGGTTTCCTGGTTTCTGGACGTATAAGGACATACACGGACCCGGCTTCGGTGGGCAGCGACGATGATGTGCTCGCCACCTACCAGATTATCGGGGCCTGGTCCGGGGCGGAGATGACCAATTATCAGGTGGCGAAGCAATGAGCCTGACCCTTGCTACTAAAGGGGTCATCGCCAGCCATACGGTTCTCGCCCTGGCGACCAAGGGCGTCATCGCCTGGGCCTGGGCCGAAGAAGCGGTCATTATACCGGGGGTCATCCGGGAGCGGTTGCCTCGGCAGATTCTTCCCCGGATTGATGCTGAGAGGAACGAGCGGTGGATAGGGGAGTTCAAGCATGTTTTAAGTCAGACCAGGGCTGGGGAGCAGATTATTGACCTCCAGATACCCAGGGGAACGCCGAAACGTTGTCTGCCAAGGTCCGGTTTGCAGGGCAACGAGACCTGGCTGGCGAATTTCAAGAACGCCGTGAACAAAGCACGGAATAGGGGTAGAAACTGATGGGCAAGGAATATCCTGCCGACGAGGCCGCCAAGTGGGGCCAGGAGCTTGACGGCATCTCCCGGAAATACCAGGGGGATGTCCGGGGCGCCCTCATGGAGGCGGCCGGTCGCGGCTTCCCCGCCCCGCCGGGGCCGGTGCTGGAGCTTATCGTGGCCACCGGCTTCCAGGTCAAGGTCAAGGCGACCGAGGCCAACGCCAAGGTCTATCAGGACTTCACCGAGATGCGCCTCAAGGAGGAAGAGACCGACCAGAAGGTGGTCGTCGGCCTGGCCAAACTCGACCTGGAGATCCTCAAAGCCGATTACGACAACGCCCACGAACTGACGAAAGCCTATGCCGACATGACCCTGGACGAGCAGAAGGCCGCTATCCAGAAACTCCAATCGGATGTGGAGCGGCGCCAGGCTTACATCATCGAGGAAAAGGCCAATATCGAGCACGAGGTCAACTACTGGAAGAAGCTGGCCATCCAAGCCGAGGGGATCGCCCTGGACGCCGAGGTCCAGCTTATCCGGGAAAAGGTGAAGACCGCGGAAGAGAAACTCAAGATTATCGCTTATCTCTACGAGGTCATCGCCGCCGAGCAGATTGTCATTATCGCCGAACAGCGCCGAGCCGAAACTATGAAGCTGGTCATCGAGAAGCAGAAGCAATTAACCGAAGTCAAGAAAACCATGATCCCCCTCCATGAGCAGAAGGCCGGCGCCCGTCTGTTGGATGCGGAGGCCATGAAGGATGAGGCGGAGAACAAGAAACAGATTGAAGAACTTGGCTACCGGCGCATCGAGTTGAAGCGGGAACAGGAGGAAGCCGACCATCAGGCCCGCCTGGCCGAAGAAGATTACGAGGAGGCCCGGCTGGAGTTTGTGCGGGCCGACCGGCTGACGGAGTTGACCAAGGCCGAGGCCCGGACGCTCTTGATGGAGTATGAGGCGGAAGTCAGAGAAAAGCTCATCCATATGAAAAAGGCCCTGGAGAAAGAAGAACGTCGCTTCAGGGTTGATCAGAAGGCTTTTTGGGAACGATACGGCTGGAGCCAGGAATTTGATTCCATGACGGTGCAACGGGCCATCTACCTGCTGGACTTCTATCGCCAGGTGCAGCTAATGGTGGAGCTTGCCAAGGATACGGCCGACACCGTGGACACCGGCGGGACGCAGGTTATCGTCCGGCATTCCGCGGCTCACGTAGACCAATACATCAGTAAGGGGTAATCCATGGACGCCACCGCTTTGAAAGAACGCACCCTGAGCCGCAACGCCGGCCTCTGGCAGAATTGGGACGTGGCTGGGATTGCCGTGGGGCTTGCGGGTCTGGAGGACCTGGTGAACCGGGTCAGCCGGGATATGGTGCGGATGCCTTTGGCAATTATAGACGAGGCAGCTCAATTCCAGGCGGAGCAACGGGATAAGCTCTACCAACTGGACCTGGAGGAAGTGGAGACCCACCGCTTCATCGCCAAAGAGAAATACGAGACCCAACTGCAAGTCCTGGCTTATAAAGTGGCCGGAGAGGAAGCCCTGTTAGCCGCGAAGCGGTATGACGTGGCCGTCCAGTCCTTCATTATGGCGGCCAAGGAGTATGCAGCCGAAGTGGAGCGGGAGCAAATCGCCCTGCAACGGGACCGGGCCCAGATGGATATTCAGAAGGAAGAAGCTCACCTGGAAGAGGTCAAGAGTAAGATCCAGCTTGAGTACGTGGAGCGGGCTCAGGTGGAGGTGGACATCGCCAAGGCCAAGCTCCAGGTAGCGCAGGCCAACGTCCGGGCGGTCATGGCGGGAATCGAGGCCGAAGAAGCCGAACTCAAGGTAGTCCAGGCCGAGCTTGAAGTCGCCATGATTCAGGCGGAGAAGGCCACCCTCATTGCCGACATCGCCCATATTTTTGCCGACATCGTGGTGCGGGGCCTGGCCAAGATCAAACTGGCGGTGGAGACCGCGGAGATTGAGGCCGGGTTCGAGTTCATCCAACAAAAGCTGGACGACCTGCTGGCCATCTGGGGCGACAAGATCGCCATCGAAAACCTGCGGGCCTCCTATGAAGAACTGTACCGCCAGGAAGTAGAAGAGCAGACCGAGGCGGCGAAGGAACTGGAGGACCTGAAGAAGACGCAGCAACGGGCCGAAACCGAGGTCTTTTTTTTCGAGAAGGATAAGGTGGACGGCGACAACACCATCCCGGAGATGAGAGCCGGGGGGCGTTCCCAGGCGGACCGCCAGGAGATTCACGAGGCCCTGGAGGGCGCGGGGTATAAGGGGGCCGGACAGAGCATCACCGATTGCGCCTTGGAGAAGCAGGACAACCTCTTTGACAAAAAAGTGGCGATGGCCTGGCTCAAACAACACGGAGACGCCGAGAAAGAAGGCGTGGCTCAGTGGGCTAAACTACTGATCAACGCCGCCCATCGCAAAATCAGCAAGTATAAGGAATATTTTGAATACGAGAAACGGACATTCTCTCAGAGGATCCACAAAGGATTTTTTGCGGTTACTGCCCCGGGGGCGCCGGGCGGTGTGGTTCAAACCTCCCAGGAGCCCGTGGTGGATTTGATTGACCAGGACGTGGCCAAGGCGGAATGCCAGAGTCAGGGCTATGTGGACCCGGAGAATTTGTAATGACCGATTTTGATAGCCTCTTTAAGATGCCTGACTTCTCCATGCCGGATTTCTCTATGCCGGATTTTGCTCTACCGGATTTTGCTTTGCCAGGCGAGGGGCCTTCGGACAAGGGACTCTCCGTCCCCGAGCCTCCCTTGGGGCTGTCCGGGTTTACCAAGGGGCCGTTCCTGGATGGCCTTACCAAAGAGACCAGGGAGCTTTTGAAGACCCAGGAGAAAATTAAGACAGAGGCTTATTTGCCGGAAATTAAAAAGATCCTGAAGGAAGAAGCAAAAGCTCTAGAGGAGGGCGGGGGAGCAGAGGTGTGGGAGGTGGATGATGCCCTGCAAAAGGATTTGATAGAACGGGCGGCGATTGAGGCTTCTCTAATCCATGAGATGTTGAATGTTTACGCCATGATGGGGATTAAGGCCCCTTACCTGGGGCCCACCTGGTTCGCTTTCCGGGAAGACGGGATGGACGACATCCTGCAAAAAGCGGGCAACAGTCTGGACAAGTCCCTGTTCGAGCGCCTGAATATCAGGCCGGTCATCATCAGCGATGAGAGCGCCCAAGGTCAAGAACGCCTCTTCCTGGCCAGGTTTGAATTGCCGAAGTATGGGCAGACCCCGGTGTATGAGGAAGCCATCCTCCCTATGGCAAATTATAAGTGCTTGGGCTGGATAGATTTCCTGGCCGGTTTCCAATACGGCTGCTGCGAGATGTTGATGGTGGTGGGGGAAGTTACCACCAGGACGGAAGAATTCCCCGCCCAGCCGGGGGAAGACGGGCCGGTGCCGCCGGTGCCGGATGATTTCTTCGATGAGAAATTCAAAGAAGACAAAATCGTTCACAATTATCTTTGGCTGGAGTCGGAGAACGCCGAAGGTTTGGTGGAAGGGCTCTCCAGCGAACCAGTGCCGGAAGGCCCCCACTGGTTCTTCCGGGTCAACTGCATCGAAACGCAGAAGTGGCCCCACCCAGGAGAATTTATCGGCTTGGGGAACCGTATCTTCCCCAATCTGCCGTGGACGCTGGCAACGCGGAGCCCCGAGTACCACCCGTTCCTCTTTTCTGGCATGTATATGGACACGGTGTTCATCACCAGCGCCGAGGTCATAGACGTGGAAGAAACGGCGGAAGGATATTGCAAAGTCAAGGTGCGGTGGCGGGAAAAAGAAATATGGGCCTACCCCACCGATTTCGCCCGATATGAAGTGGGCGACCGCGTGACCATCTGTAAGGACGTAACGACCACGAAGAACTCCGAGTTATGGAAAGACTCTGATTTATGGTCTTTCGATGAGGAGATTTGGCGGGTAGTCCCGATAACGTACTACAACAAGGGTCTTAACTGGTAGGAGGGTAAGCCATGGGTTTGACTACGGACATTTACGACGACATGGACGAGCGAAATTTAAGGCTGGCGACGGTGGACCGAGCGAACGCGGCCCGGGCAGAATCGGCTAGCCAAGCGGCTCCCCCAAATCCCGGGGGGCGTAGTTTCGGCTTCCGGTCAGGGGCGGCCCAGGTGGGCGGCGTGGCAGACCAGCGCCTCAATTTGGCGACCGAGGCAGGGAAGGAATTGGGAGCGCCGACTTCTTTCAACGCCGGCGCCGGGGCTCCGGCCCCCATCGGGGTGATCCGGGGGATGCGGCAGACCTTCGCCACGGACGCAGGAGGGGCACAACTGTCGGAGTTCGCCACGCCCCTGCAAGCCCAGCAGGCTTTCAATCGGGAGGGCTTGCGAGAAGCAACGGGTGCCACCAAATTGTTGCCAGAGAAAGAACGACTTGCGGCTTTGAGTAAGGCTACGGAACAATTCGGGGGATATGAGCCCGCACAAGGCCCCGCGCTTCGTCTATTAGCAGAACGTCGTCCCGATCTTCAAACTCAGGCTAATCTTGTCACCGAAGCAGGGTTCCAAAAGACCCTGAATAAGCGGTTACTAAATAAGTATGGGGAGGTCAAGGAGGGGAGTTTGGTTTTGCCGCTCGCTATCCAGAAGTTGGCCATGGAGTATGAGCCGAAGAGCAAAGAAGAGGTTGAAAGCATCCTGCAGCAGATCAAACCGGAAGCGGAGAAGTCGAGTTTCATTAGTTTACATAATGACCTCAAGAATCCGGTAACGATTGGGCTGCGTAATAAGGTGGCCAGTCTGTTCCCCAATGATTCTAAGATGCAGGAGTTTATCAAGACCGCTCCGATTGATAAATCCAATGCGGAGTGGTTCCAGAAACAATTTGCCATTGTCACGTCACCCCCCCAGGCCCCGGCAGGTCCGGCAGGTCCGACCCCAGCAATTACAGGCAGGACCGTGGCTCCAAGCCCATTGAGAACTGAACCGTTGACTGGAACAATGTATAACCGTTTTACTGGTCAGGTGGAGGAACAACCATCGTTGTTACGGGAGACCGGAAAAGCTATCTTTGGCACCCCGGAAGATTGGCAGAAAGCCTATGAACGGGACCAGGAAGAGCAACGAAGCTGGGAGCAGAGGAAATAAAAGGATCAAAGATGCCTGAAAATTTACCGCCGGGTTGGGATGAGTTTTGGCAGAAGAAGGAAGCTGCGGCTCCAGCGCCTGCACCTGCAACTACGCCCATGTCTCCTACTCCGGAACCGCCTGACCTACCACCGGGTTGGGACAGCTTTTGGGCTAACAAGGGTAAGGTTAAGCCGGAAGGAGAACCTTCTCAGTTAATGTCGGTGGAGGAATTCGATTATTTAGCGGCTCGGCAGGAGCACTTAGCCCGGCAGAAGGAAGCCGAGGCGGTGGAGGTAGAGCGGAGCCTGCCGGGAGAGGTTGGCGCCTCTGTGGTCCGGGGGGCCCTGGGACTCGCTAAGTTGCCGGTGCAGTTGGCCAAAATCGTCGGGGCCGATGTCCTGGGGAGCGAGACGGTCAAGCGGGCCACGGTGCCTATCATCGAGAGCCTGGAAGAGACGGCCGCCTCCCCGACCTGGAAGCCTTCCAAAGAAGCCGGGGGCACACCCGTTGACCTAGACCGGATCATCCAGGACCCCGGCGGGGTATCCAAACAGATTGCCGCCCAGATGAGCAACCCCCGGTTTTGGGCCTCGCAGTTGCCAGAAGGGGCCATGTCTATGGTACCCTACTTCTTCGGCAACTGGATGGCCCGGATGGGCGCCACGGCTTTGAAATACGGCAAGGCCCTGGAAGTGGCCAAGGTTGCAGGGGACGAGGCCAAGATCGCCGAGATCGGCAGCAAGTTGGTCCGCATCGGCACCATGGGCGGCTATGGCATGGCCATGGCCCAGGAAGCGGCCCAGGGGGAGGAAAAGGTCCGGGGGTATGAAGAGAAGAACCCGGACAAGCCCATCCCTTGGGCCACCCGGGTTATTGCTATCTTGGGGACCGGGGTGGTGGCTGGCAGCCTGGAAGCTGTCTCCCTGCAACGCATCTTTTCGGGCAAGGGAGGCCCGGCCCTGATTCATAAGATCCTGGACAGCGTGCTCACCGAAGGGTTGACGGAAGGGGCGCAATCCATCGTGGAGAACGCCTTTGCCAAGTATGGGTTCGATCCAGATCAAAAGCTCACTGAAGGAGTGGTGGAAAGCGCCTTGGTGGGTGCGGTTCTGGGGGGGCTTGGGGGTGCGGTGGAGCATCACCGGGAGCGGATTCATGAAAAGGCGGTAAAGGCCCGAGAGGAATGGGCCCGCCAGCAACAAGGACACATAGACCTCCAGGCGGCTCAGGAGGGGGCTCTTCGGGGCGAGGTCTATGCCGGGATGCCGGGGCCGGAAGAAGTTCCCCCGGAAGTTAGACCAAGCCCGATCGGTCCTGCCCCTGAAGGAACCCCGGTGTTATATGGTGAAACTGGCAAACCTATCCGACCAACCGAAGAGGAAGTGCGGCTTCAGAAGATTTTAGCGAAGCCCGCCTGGGAACGCACCGCCGATGAAAAGCTCTGGGCTGACCGCCACCAGAGAGAACTTGACGCCCTGGGGGAAACCATCACCGCGGAAACACCCCGGCCTGCCCCCAAAAGGCTGATACTCCCGCCCGCGTTTGGTGGCCCCAGACCGACCACTCCGGCCCCTATGGGGGTCGCCGGCGCTGAGGTAATGGAGGCGGGCAGGCCAAAACCGAGTGTCCCCAGCCTGGGTGAGCGGGTCAGCCAGTTGGTTACCGCAGTGGAAGAGACAGGGGATCCGAACGCCGCCCAAGAATTGAACCAGCTTCTCATCACCAACCAAAAAGGTATTGGGGACCTCTTCCGGGTGCCGGAGAGAAAGATTCCCGGCCTGGAACCCATTGCCAACCGCCTGGAGAGCCTTATCCGCCAGGTAGAGGAAACCGGGGACCCCAAAGCCGCCCAAGAGTTGCATGGCCTCCTGGCTGCCAACCGGGAAGTGTTGAGCGGTGTCACCCGCCAGGAGATTGCAGGGAGAAGCGGATTACCCCAGGCCCCTATGGGAATCACCGGGGCGGAAGTGGCAGAGGCGGCTACCAAGAAACCTACACCGGCCCCGGAAGCGGCGGCAACCCCACCCCCCGGTATTCCCCCTTCACCGGAGATTCCTCCCGCCGCTTCGGGACCGACCACCCCTACCGCGGACATGATTTTTCGACCCGGGGGCAAGCTGGTCCTCGATGACGGAACCATCGTTACCATTCCTCCTGGTCCCCCTTCGGCCCCGCCCAAGCCCACGGCCATAGGCTCAGGCACCAAAGTCACCCTCGCGGACGGGTCTGTTGTTACCGTCAAAGAGGAACAAGCTCCTTATGGTGGCCAGACTTTTGAGGTGGTGGACGCTGACGGCAACGTGCACCGCATCGACATTTCTCGGGTCCGGGGTTACCTCGACGAGGGCGGTCAGGAGGCTCAACTACCAGAAACCCTCCGACCGAAACCTGCGGCTCCACCAACCGTTTTCGCCCCGAAGCCTATCAACCTGCCTCCGGGAATTGCGCCCAGACCTACCCGTCAGGGTGAAGCCTGGGCCCCGCAGCCGGGACGGTTTATCTCGGGTGAGACGGCTTCGGTGCAACAACCGGGTCTATCTCATCATCCCAATTTTCCCCGGGAGCTTATCAATCTGAACCCGGAGCTCTGGCAGCACAAGTTCGGGGCGAAGGAAAAGACCGGTGGTGGGCTGGCCCTGACAGACATCACCAAGAGGGGGCAATGGTCAGCGGCCAGCGCCGGCGATATTTCCTTATACCGTTACCCGGACGGGCGGGTCGAACTCATTGACGGCCACCAGCGCCTGGAAGCCGGGGACCGGGTGGGGTTGGAATCCCATAAGGTGCAGATTTTCGACTCCGAATATTACTCCATCCCCCAGGCCCAGGTAGAAGCGGCCCTGACCAATATCCGGGTGGGCACCGGAACCACGGTTGATTCGGCCAAGGCTATTCGGAACCTGGGGTTGACTCCGGAGGAACTGCGTGAGCGTGGGGTGTCCATGACCCCGGGCCACTCCCGGCAGGCATTGGAACTGGCGGCCCTGAGTGACCCTATCTTCACCGCGGTGGCAATGGGGCAGTTTCCGGTGGAAAAGGCGGCGGTGTTGGGGCGGGAATTGCCGGGCCCCCAGGACCATCCAACCCAGGAAGCCGTCTATCGGATGGTGAAGGACCGGGAGGAAACCAGGCCCATCTCCGCCAAGAAGCTCCTGGAAATGGTGCGCTTGGCCGTGGCCGCCGAAACCGTGCCCACCAAGCAGATCAACCTCTTTGGTGAAGAAGAGCTCCAGGTCAACCTTCTGGAGGAAACCGCCGACCTGGTGACCTACGCCAAAGACAAGCTGCACAAGGATAAGCGGCTTTTCGGCCTGGTTAGCAAGGAGGCTGGGACCCTGACCGAGGCCGGCAACATCCTGGACCTCGACACCAACGAGATGATCAGCCAGCAGGCGGCGGCCAACCTGGCCTTTTTCGATAAGGCTGCAAAGTTAAGCGGATCGGCCACCAATACCCTCTTGCGGGAATATGCTGGACAACTGCGTGATGTTTCAGTAAAATCGGAAATCAGGAAGGCATTTTATGAGAATCTCCCCGAAGCCCTCAAAAAAGATCGGGAAAGTACCTTTGGATCTGGCGCAGGCGTTGGAGGACAAGTTCGCGGAGGAGAACCCGCACCTCCGGCCGCAGGGCCCGCACCAACTCAAACCGAAGGCGGTCCCGGAACCGAAGAAGTAACCCCCCACTTCGACCTCACCGGCGGCCAACCCAAGGCTTCCGCGCTCGAAACTCGCCTTAACGAACTCCAAGACGAATACCCCGACATCGACCGGGAACGGGCCGCCACGGTGCTGCGGGCTTTCCCCAAGGCTGAGAATTTCCAGATTGCGGCCATGAGCGCCGACCAGGAGATGTTTGACCAGGTGGCCCGGGGGAACCTGTCCGCCGAGGAACAGCGCCAGCTTTTGGAGAAGGCCGCGGTCCAGGGGCAGCAGGGAACCCTGCCGGGATTGGGAGGGACACCCGGGGGCCTGTTCAACCAGGAGCCGACGCCCAAACTCAAGTCCCCTTTGCCCCCGGGGATTGCCCCCAGGCCCGCCAAGATCGACACGGTGGAACTGGCCAAGATGTTCTACACTTCCGACCTGCGCGGCAACATCAGCCTCGGTAACTTGATGGAGCAGGTTCAGAAACGCCACAACATTCCTCCTGAGTGGCTTCAAATGCCATCTTATCGCAAGCAGATCGAGGAAGCTCTAGAACTGGCCTTGGTCTATGCCAACCGGAGCATCGTGGCCGGGGACACCCAAGGAGACGTGGCCGGAACTCTGCGCAAGCTGATTGACCTCTATAACCGGCAGCCGGCCCTCACCTCCCGGACCTCCACCACCATCAGGAACCAGGCTTATTCCACCCCGGTGCCCTTGGCCTACCTGATGAATAAAGTTACTGGGATCACCGAAGATTCTTGGGTTTACGAGCCCACCGCGGGCAACGGTATGCTCCTGATCGGGGCGAATCCGAAACAGACCTTGGCGAATGAGATCGACCCACTTCGGGCTGAACATCTGCGGTCCCAGGGGTTCGACGTGGTTTCCCAAGACGCTCAGAGCTTGGTAGGCAAGCAGGGCGGCCCGCAAGAGAAATCGGTGGACGTGGTGATCGCCAACCCGCCTTTCGGCAGCCTGAACACCCCGGTGGATTTTGACGGCTACAAAATTTCCAAGCTAGAGCACCTGATCGCCCTGGATGCTCTCCAGGCCATGGACGATGACGGCCGGGCAGCGTTCATCATCGGTGGCCACTCCTTCGCCACGCCTATCGGCGGCATCATGGGTAAGCTCACCAACGCTAACCGGGTGTTTTTCAACTATCTTTACTCTCACTATAACGTCACCCACCACATCAACATCGACGGCAAGGTTTACGAGCGGATGGGCACCAAGTTTCCGATCCGCCTTATCACCATCGAAGGCCGCAAGGTTCAGCCCGATAAGGCAGCGGCGCCTTACAAAATTGAACAGATAGAGGTTGCCAAGACCTTTGAAGATGTTTATAAGTTATTAAAAGGAGACATAGATGCCCGCGCAGAAGGTATTGTGGCTCCCGGACTTTCTCAGGGACAGCCGGCCGGCCCGGGTCGGCCTGGGGGTGTTTCTCCTGCCCCAGGTGGCGAAGAGGGGGCCGGAGGCGTGGGAGTACCTGGAGGTCTGGAAGGAGAAGGTCCGAGACCTGGTGAAGAAGGTGGCGAAGCAGGAGGGGGACGAGGAAGTGCACCGGGTCTTGGACAGCCTGGGGCCCCACGTGGCGGACCAGTATCTCCCGGGGGACGAGAAGCAGGAGGAGTTAATAGATATGATCAGGCAGGCCCCGGAGACAGGGGCGCAGGAGTATCTCCTGGGGTATCTCCGCGACCCAAGCCCGGCGAACAAGCAGGACCTGCTGGACCATTACTCCCAGGACCCGAAGGAAGACCATCTCAGCCCGGAAGAGGAATTGCAGGAACAGAAGGACCTCAACCTGGACGAGTTCCTCCTAAGTCTATAGGTTCCGGCACTCAGATCACTCTTCCTGACGGGACCACCGTCACTATCAAGGAAGAGCAGGCCCCCTACAAACAAGGACAAACCCCCTACGGCGAACAGACCGTCGAAGTTGTGGATGCCGACGGCAACGTACGCCGAATCCCCATCTCCCAAATCCAGGGCGTCATCGACGAGAGCGGCAAAGAAGTCAAGCTCTCCGATGAGGACCGCCAGGGCCTCAAGGTTTTCCAAAAGAACCAGTGGGTTGAAACCAACGACGGCGCAACTGGCCAGGTTACCAAGGTGCGCGGCTGGGGCGACAAGATGGTGCTCACCGTCCAGGGGCCGGAAGGGGCCACCACCGTCAAACCCGCAAATGTGAAAAACATCCTGGAAGGACCGCCTGCGGCCAAGGAAGAAAAGGTTCCACCCCCCAAGGCCACACCAGCCGGAGAAACCAGCCTCCAGGTGCCTTACAAGCCCACTTCCAAGGGACAGGCCATGAACACCGTGGCCCCCCGGTACATGGCCGAAGCCGTCGGCAATTACCTGAAAAAATTACAGGAAGAGGTTGGCGACCTGGACGAGTTTGTGCGGAGCCGCCTGGGTTACAAAACCAAGGGCGAAATGTTCGGGGTCCTGGGGGCCGAACAAATTGAGGGCGTGGCTTTGGCTATCGACGCCATCGAACGCGGCACCGGCGGCTTCGTGATCGGCCACCAGACGGGCGTGGGCAAGGGCCGCATGGTAGCGGCCATCATGCGTTACGCCAAGAACCAGGGCTTGACCCCTATCTTCCTGACGGAAAACGACGGTCTGTATTCAGACATGTACCGAGATATGGCGGACATCAAGGCCGACCTCAATCCTCTCATCGTGGCCAGCAACCCGGACCGGGCCCGCATCGTGGACAATAACGGTAATGTGATCCGAAACCTGGACCTCAACGCCATCAGGGAGGCGGTCAGGAATCGCCGCCTACCGGCTGGCTATGATGCTATCTTCACCACCTATTACCAAATAAATAGCCGGACCATGACCGGCAAGATGGAACTGTTAAGGGCTTTGGCGCCTCAGTCCATCTTGATCCTGGACGAGTCCCACAAGGGGGCCGGAGACAAAAGCCAGACCGGGGCCTTTCTCCGGGCTCACATGACGGACCAGGCGCGGGGGGTGATCTATTCTTCGGCCACCTACGCCAAACGGCCCGACACCATGGCCCTGTACCATCGCACCGAGTTAGGCAACCTCAACGTGGACATCGACACCATCATTGCTAACTTGGTAATGGGCGGGGTCCCCCTCCAAGAATGGATCGCCCACCAATGGGCCCAGAGCGGCCAGATGATCCGCAACGAACTTTCCTTCTCCGGCATCGACATCCCGGTGGAGGTGGACACGGAGAATATTACCCGGGACCGACAACGGTCGGATGATCTGACCCAAGGGTTGCGGGAAATTCTTCGGTTTTCCAAAGCCTTTAATGAATGGGTAGCGGACCTGAATGATGATTTCCAAGAGGAAGGCGAGCAAGTGGAGCCGGGTTTTCGGGGTGGGATCTCGAACACCAATTTTGCTTCGGTGATGCACAACAAGATTTCCCAGCTTCTTTTCTGCTTGCGGACAGACGCCACCATCAAGGAGGCCTTGGCAGCCCTCAGGCAGGGCAAGAAAGTGACCATCGGCTGCTACAACACCATGGAAGCCTTCGTGAAGGATATGCTGGAGGCGGGCACCATTAAGGTGGGCGATGAGCTTAATATGAATTTCGCCCAGGTGGTCCGGAAGGCCGCGGATAGCGTCTTGGTTTACAGAATCGACCATGGCCAGGGGGCTCCGCCAGAGAAAGTGATCGTAAGACCTGAAGATATGCCCTCCCACCTCCAAACCATGTGGCGTAACCTGACAAATCTCCTTGAAAGCACCACGACGGACGTGCCGGCCATGCCCATCGACTACATCGCCAAGGCCCTCATCAAAGAAGGGTTCAAGGTGGGGGAGATTACCGGCCGACGGCACGTCCTGGATTGGGAGCAGGAAGGAAACATCCTCAGGAGGCGAAGTGATAAGGAGAAATCCGACAAGAATACCCCCGTCAATAGGTTCAATTCTGGGGAGTATGACGCCCTTATCATTAACAGTGCGGGGAGCAGCGGGATATCCCTTCATTCCGGCGAGAAGTTCCAGGACCAGCGCCCCCGGCACATGATCCTGACCCAGATGAGCAACGAGATCAATGAGGCGGTGCAGCTCCTAGGGCGTATTCACCGCACCGGACAGGTCAACCTACCCAGCTACATGATCAAAATTAGCTCCCTCCCGGGGGAGAAGCGCCCCCTGGCCATCCTCCAAAAGAAGCTGGCCTCTTTGTTCGCCAACGTCTCCGCCAAGGGGGAGTCCGCCTACTCCCTGGATGTGAACGACATCATCAATCAATACGGCGACCAGGTGATCGCCGAGATGTTCGCCGACGATCCCAGCCTGAATGACCGTTTAAGTGGGGTGCTGGATAACGTCATTGATGATGACTTTATCAAGGCCGACAAAGACGGCCGCATTCACCAAATCCTTACCCAATATGCGGAGACCGGCAAGCTCACCAAACGGGTCACCGGCTGGACCTCCTTGCAGCCGGTCTCGGTGCAGGAAGAAATGTGGGCAGCCATCGACGCCAAGTATGAAGACCTGGTAGAGCACCTAAAACAGATCGGCGAGTTCAGCCTGGAAAGCGAACACCTGGACCTCCAAACCAAGACCCTGAGTAAATCCGTGTTGGTGGCCGGCAGCGAACAGGGGAAAAGCGAACTTTCCAGTCCTACCTATTTCGAGACGGTTGAAGCCAAGGTCCAGAAAAAGCCCATGACCATGGCGGAAATCGAAAAGCGGATGCACGCCAACCTCAAGGGCAGGCAGCCTCAAGACCTGGCCGATGAAATAAAAACGAAGATTCAGCAAGAATTTAAACCTTGGCTCGCAGAAAAAATTGCCCTGATGAGGGGGGCGGGGACCTCACAGGACACGATAAACCGATTCGAGCAGGGAGCCAGGGGGGCCCTGACCTACACCTTACGCCACCTGGATGAGTACCAGATCGGCACGGCGATCAAATATGAATTACAGGCTATGGCCGGCGTAATCTACGACCTCAAGTATAAACCAATCACAGGGAGCAACCCAGCCACCCCCGGCAACATCAAAATCAGCATGGCGGTGGACTCCACCATGCGGATTTTCAAGACCTCCATGGCCGGGATAAGCACGGGTACCACCAGATATAAAATGTCAGCCTTGGATGGGTGGGGGAAGGGTTCTCCACAATCCCCTAGCTGGGACGAGAAACTACCTGACCAGACCTACGAGACCCGCTACCTGGTGACTGGCAACCTCCTGGGAAACCCCATCGACGCCGGACAGATGACCTTCTTCACCCGGGATGACGGCAAACTGGCCACCGGCTTCCTGATGCCTCTCAATTTCGACCTGTCCAAGCACCCGGAATTGCAGAGGGTGATGTTAAGCCAATCGCAGGCGGAAACCCTGTTGAAGCGTGAGGGGAGGATGTCTGATTCCTCTTATGAAGTCATCATGCGGAAAATGGGTTTGGGTTATAGCCTGGAAGTTCCAACCTCGAAAGCCAAAGGGGGCAAATATTTTCTAAACAAGGAGCTTTTGGCCCTCGTCAGGAACGGAGAATTTTATCGGTCCCGGGGCCGGATGGTTGGCGACATTCAAAACCGGGAAGATGCACTCACCGCCGTTGGCCTCCTCTACAAGCTCGGCACGGTTTTCTCTACTGACCGGACCACCGCCAACAATATTTTCGGCAGTAACCTTGGCGGGGCCCCGGGAGTTGCAGAAGAAACCGTGCCCTATACCCAACTGACCCCCAAACATCACACCGAAGAGGTGAAACTGGCCTATGGCTCCGAGAAAGCAGCAAACCAGGTTGTCCAGGAAACCGCCCGGCAGATCGAAAAAGTCCACCGAAACCTCCAGGGAATACCCAGCCCAGGAGTGCCAGGGGTTTTGGCCCGGTATCGCTCCCGCATCGCTCAAGAGTATTCTAAACAGGGATGGATTGATCTGTCTGGACGCCAACTCGAATCCGGTAGAGAAGCCCAGCAAATAGCCGAGCTTTTCCAGGTTTTTCGTAACCCCAAGATGGAGATTCTACACGCCATTTATACAAAGAATGGGGAGATCGTGGCCCACAATGCCATCACTTCCGGTCAACTCAATGCCGTGCGACCGAAGAATATTGCCCAACACCTCATCCGGCTACAGGAAACCGCGAAGCGATTGGGGGCTGACAAGGTTCACCTCCTGCACAACCACCCAAGCGGTAGCCCCGACATGAGCATGGCCGACCGTTCCATGGCCAGGGTGCTACGAGATGGGTTTACGTCCTTGAGTGAAGCCAAAGGCGAGACAACCGGGGTAGTAGGGAAAACTGGTGAGGGCCAAGAAATCGAAGGCCTGGGTAATCTCATGGGCGAGTTTGTGGTTATCGACCATGGGAAGTTTAGCTACCTGTATGAATATCCAGGCCAGGGGTACCACATTAATTACGGTAATTATAAGGTGTCGCCGGAGCTTCAACAGGCCCATACCAAGGGGATGATAATAAAAAATGCGAGCGACCTGGCAGCTTTTATTAGCACCATAAAATATGACAAAGACAAGGTGGTCCTGATCCATTTGACTTCGGGCAACGAGGTCAACGGCTGGAGCGTCCATAATAAAACCATCTTAGATAAGCCGGTAAAGCAAGTAAAACAGAGCCTCAAGCAAGAAATGAAGGCTTTTAACGCTAATCGCACGGTGATCGTCACCGAGGACACGGCTGTAGTCAACAAGATGCTCTCCCAGGAGATCGAAACCGGGGCGCAGGATAACATCAATCTGACTTCGATGGTGTTGGACGTTATCAATTCACGTGGGGAAAACCTCCGGGGATCGGCTGAATTCTTGTGGCAGTTGTCAGGTCGCCAGGCAGGGAAAGAGGCCCGGGCAATGTGGGAACCTCAGGCGTCTTATAGCCCCGCCGAGGCCGAGAATGTTTTGGCTGACTACGACCGGAAGATGCTGGCGCCATCGGGAAAGCGCACTATCTGGGAGAAAATCAAGGCGGTTAAGACCAAGACGCCGGGAAGCACCAAGAGGTTCTTGGAGAAATTCTATACCGAGGTGGTGGACCGTTACGCCCCCATGGAACGGGCCGAAGAAAAACTCAAGAAGGCGGGGATAACTGTGGGCCCCGGCCAGAGCGTCACCAACGCCTTGTCTTACATGAGGGGCCAGGAAGGGCGAGTACGGCAGGCCTTAACCGGGGATCATGTCTATCAGAGCGTCATGGAGGCGGATGAAAACGGCCGGATGATGTTCACCGGCGAGATCGAGGAAGTGGGCGCCAGCCTGGATAAGCGCCTGGAGCCCATCAAGAAGCTGGCGGCCAAGCGGGGGGAAGAAGTCCCCAAGGTGATGCACGACCTCTTCAACCGCCTGATGGTGGCCCAACGGGATCTGGAACTGGCTGGAGAAACCGGCTCCCGGGCCCCGGGGGAGATCAAGGGCACCCGGCCGGAAGATAGCCGAGCGGCCTTGGACGCCCTCAGGTCCATCTATGGGGATGACTTCAAAACCCTGGAAGCTGCGGCCCGGAGCGTCCGGGAATGGGGCGACCAGACCATCTTGCAACCCCTCCTGCAGGTGGGGTTCATTGACCAAGCCCGTTATGATGAGATCAAAGCCAAAAATGAATTTTATATCCCCTTCAAGCGCCTGATGGAGGACATCGACGACTACATCAACGCCAACGCCGCGGCCCTGGGAATCAAGGGCCGAGTGATCCAAAAAATCGAAGGTTCGGAGAGGGTCATCCTGGACCCGTTGCAGATGTGGATCGAACTGGCTTACAAGGCCAACTACGCCTTCGCCCGGAATTACGTGGTGCAAAACATCGCGGTGCTGGGCGAATACGGCGACCCGGACATCAAGGAAGTGGCAGCCAAGTACCTGCCGGTTGATTTCAAGCAGAAGCAAGAGATCGACGCGGTGTTGCGGCCCCAACTGGTCAAGCTGGCCAAGGCCCTGGGGATTGACGTTAAGGTCATGGGCACGATGCGCAGCCGGCGCCTGGGGCAGTTCAAGAAATGGCTCAGCCAGGAGGTTCAGTCCGGCGGGATAACGTCGGAGGTGGCGAAAGAGATCCAGGTGAGGTTTGCCACCTTCGAGGCGACCCTGGCGCATGAGGTGGGCCATGGGATCGACGACGCTTACGGCCTGGTGAAGCTGCTCATCGAGCAAGGCACCCCGGAGATGAAGCGGGAACTGCGCCGCATTGCCGACCAACGGGCCGACAACCCCTCCAGTTCTTATAAACGGTATATTCGCAAAAAAGAGGAACAGGTGGCGGAGTTTGTCAGCCGCTACATCATCGACAAGAGGTCGGTGGAGCGCCTGGCTCCCAACGCCCTGGCGAAGTTTGAGGGTTATCTGCGGCAAAACGACAAGCTGAGGCCCCTCCTGACCTTCAAACTTTCTCACCAGGCCGGGATGTTGGAGGCGATGAATCGGGTCTGGGCCCGGTCCCCCCTCCCCCCGGAACCTGGGACCATTCCGTACTACCGGGACGGCAAGCAGTTGTGGCTCAAGGTGCCCCCGGACATTTTCCAGGCGACCCAGAGCATGATGCCATCGGAGATCGGGATTCTGCTGAAGGTGGCCAAGGCGCCGGCTGACCTGTTGCGGGCTGGCGCTATAATGACCCCGGAATTCGCCCTGGCTCGAAACCCCGCCCGGGACATCATTCAAGCCTATCTTTTCAGCCGGTTCGGGTTCAACCCCCTCAAGTGGTTCAGGGACGCTTACAGTTTGGTGGTCAAGGATGAAGATACCGCGAGGTATCGTCGGGAGTGGGAGGCCGGCGGTGGTCCTCTGGCGACGTTGGCTCAATCCTTTGTGGATCCGGAACAGATCACCAGCGAGACCATCATGGGGAAGAAAAAAGGCATGGTTTATCATGCTCACCCGCTTGCGGCCCTGCGTTATGCCTCTGCCTACTTGGAGAATATGACCCGCTTCAGTATCTACAAGCAGGCCCGGGAGAAGGGTTTGAGTCATGCCGAGGCGATTCACGAGGCCCGGCGCACTACCTTGGATTTTGCTCGACACGGCGGGCATCCGATAGTTCGCTACCTCAATATGATCGTCCCCTTCTGGAACGCTTCCATTCAGGGAGCGGACAAACTGATCACCGAGCTTTCTGGCCCTAACAAATGGGCGGTGATGCGCCGGATGTCCCTGCTCACCACGGCCTCCATCCTTTTATGGACCCTGGCCCACCAAGACGACCGCTACAAGGAACTGGAGGATTGGGAGAAGAATTATTTTTGGCACATCCCCCTGGGCGGGAAAAACAGCCCCATGGTCCGCCTCCCCAAACCCTTCGAGGCTGGGATTCTCTTCGGGTCCATACCGGAGCGGATGCTGGATTGGGCCGTCGATAAGAATATCAACGGGGTAAAAGCGGCTCTGGGGGCGGCTTGGCAGGCGTTAACCCCTGACTTCATCCCCGCCATCGTACGTCCCATCGTGGAAGGTGGCGCCAACTATAACTGGTTTACAGGGCGCCCTATCGAGGATGCGAGCTTACAGAACCTCCCTGCAGAACTGAGGGCCAAACCCTGGACTTCGGAACTGGCCAAGGCCATTAGCCGCCATACGCCCGCCATGATGGAACTGAGCCCGGTGAAGGTGGAACACTTCGTGCGGTCCATGACTGGCGGCCTGGGGGCCAACTATTTCTTCCCAGGCATCGACGTGCTCTTGCGGAAAACCGGGGCCCTGGAAGATATTCCCCAACCCACCAAAGACACCATCGAAAGAATCTGGGGGGTGAGGGCTTTCTTCACCAAACCGCCCACCGGCTACCGGGCCAAGACGGTAAACGACTTCTTTGAGGCTTACCAAAAAGCTATTCAGGCAGACCAAGGCTGGAAGCTCCTGTGGAACTCCGGGAGCATGGATAAGCTGGATAAGTTCCTGGCCGACAACCCCGAGGCCATGTTCGCCCGGGTCGCCCGCAAAAAGGTAGACGAGTTGGGGAAAATCAAGAAGGAAAGGAATTCCATCTACCTCTCCAAGACCCTGACTTCGGAACAAAAACGAACCAAGCTGGACGCCCTGGATGAAAAGATCGTGCAGGTGGCCAAGGTGGGGCAAGCCTTGATGGACCCGGAAGTGGCCCAGGCCCTCCAGATGCCTCCCCGGTTTAAGACGGAGGCGGGCACCCGCAAGTCAGTCGATTTAGATGAGTATTATAAAATGACCGTTGAGAGCGTGGGCGATGCCTACGATTCCATCCAGAAAGACCTCCCCCGCCTCCTGCGGATGGACGAGGCTCAGCGCCAACGGTATCTGATCAAAACCATCCGCCAGGCCCGGGAGGATTACCAGCCTGTTCTCAAGAAGCCGGAAGACGTGATGAAGCCTTACCGATTCTCGAACCTGCTGGACAAACCAACAAGGGCGGAGCGGGCCGCCTGGCAGCATATAATGGGTTTCCGTAAAATCAGCCCTGGATTTATGACCGGCTATCGAATGAAGCCGGAAGAAAAGGAGGTGGGTCTGTGAAACCAGAACGCTATCTTAGGAGAAAGGTTGTCTTCCAGTTCGCCAGCGGCGCGGCCGAGGCCGGTTTGATTCAGAGTTTGGTCCTGGCTCTGGAAGGGGAACTGCTGTGGATTCACCAGCGCAATAGTTCCAACACCAATTCCAGAACGGCGCAACTCACCCTGGAGGACGAAGACGGCTTCCAGATGTTTGACGGCACGGCCAAAGCCCATAACGCTAACTATGACTTTGAGTTCGGGGTCACCATCCGCCGCATCCTGAGCGGCAGAAACACCCTGAAATGCACCATCTCGGGCGACCCAGGGGTGAGCGGCTACACCGTGACCGTGGTGGTTTACCTGAAAGGGCGTGATGGGTAAAGCTTGGCAATGCCGGAGATAGGGGCAATAAAGGAGGGATCTATGGATGGCACAGACCGAAGTCCTGGGTTCTTGCCTATATGTGACTGGGTTTGCTCTGGCAGGCAGACTAACTGTGGAACGGCTGAAATATGTCCTCCAGCAGACAGTCGTCTTATTGGGAATGGATACCGGCGGCATGAAGCCCATGGTCTGGGTCTATCCCTTGCCGAATGGCCGGGGTGGCATAGGGGAAACCGTGGTCCAGCCCTTGAGTAGTCCGGATTGGCCCATAACCATAGTGCAACCCTTGGTGGAGAGCTTTGTCGTGGCGGATGCCTGGCCGGAACTTGAGAAAACTTACGTAGTGCTGGCTTCATGTCGGCCCTTTAACGCTATGGCCTTGGCCACCTACTTGCAAAGGGAAATCGGCCGGGTGCTCCAGCAGGGGAGCTTTGAACTATGAATGAATTTTGGTTGGCCTTAAACGCGTCCCTTACGGCCAAAAAGAAAAAAGGATAAGGGGGAGAACCATGGCTGTGAGCCTCTTAGAAATTGGCCAGCTTATTTCTATCATCTTGGCGGCCGGCACCCCGGGCATGACTTACTACGTCATGGGCCGACTACATAAACAGCAGATCGGCCACATGGCGGAGAACTGCAAAATCTGTCGGAAAAGCCTGGATGAAAAGATCGGGTATCTGGATGAAACCCTGGGGGAGGTGGAGGTCCGCCAGAAGGACCTCCGGGAGAGGGACCTGCCGGATAAATATGTCAAGCGGCGGGAACTGGAGGCCCTGGAGAAAAAGTGCGACAAAGAAGTGGAAATTGTCCACAAACGCATTGAGAAGTATCACCCTGCCTCGGGCTAAGGGAGGGGCCCTAACATGGAAAGTTTTTTCGGCCATGGCAGATCGTAGCTCTGTGGGGGTGCGTCAGCCGGGGGATGCGAAAGGCGGTGCAAGACCCGGTGTGGCACCAACTCACAGACAGGCGGCGTTGCCGGCTGGTGCGGCGCTGCATCCGGGATGAACTTTTTAACCTGCCCATCAGGAGGAGTTTTTGGGAATGGCTGGTCGGGTAGTAGTGGGATGGTGGCCCTAAATCGCCACAAAAGGGATCCGGGAGGTGGGAGATGAACTTCAGGGTAACAGCGACCAAGGGACTCTATATCCGCTCCGGGCCGGGCGCCGAATATGAGAGCGTCGGAGTCCTGGCAGATGGAGATATAGTCATCTCCCCCGACACCGCCGGTTGGCTCCCTATCCTCCTGGAGGACAACAGCATCGGTTGGGTGGCCCGGCAATATCTGGAAGAGGCCCTGGAAAGGGTTAGCTCGGTCGATGAATCCGTCGATAGGCCGGTCGATGAATCCGTCGATTTCTCCACCCGGGAGGGCACCATTGAGGCTATCAAGGCGGAGTGTCAGAAGCAGGGCCTCGGCCTGGCGACGCAGATTGCTTATGTCCTGGCCACCACCGAATGGGAGACCGGGCGCACCTTCAAGCCGGTCAAGGAAGCCTACTGGAAGGACGAGGAGTGGCGTCGGCGCAGCCTGGCCCGGTACTACCCCTATTACGGCCGGGGGTTCGTGCAACTCACCTGGGAATCCAATTACCGCAAATATTCTCCAAAATTGACCCAGCGATTTGGGGTCCCCATTGACCTGGTGAAAAATCCCGATGATGCCATGAAACCAGAATATGCTTTGTTTATTTTGGTGGACGGGTTCCGCACCGGGGCCTTCACCGGGAAGAAGATCACCGACTACATCAATGACGAAGAAACTGATTTCCACAATGCCAGGCGTTGTATCAATGCCCTAGACAAGGCGGATGAGATTGCGGCCCTGGCGGAGAAATATTTAGAGGCGGCGTGATGAACTGGCTCCGTAAATTCTTCTCCGGTGACAACTCAGAGATCGACACCAAGGCGGTTTTGGCCACCCTTGCCTTCCTGGTGGCCGTAGTGGTCTATGGGGTCTATGCCCTTGTGTTCCGTCGGGATCTTCCACCGAACCTGGCCAGCATCACGCATGTTTTTATCTTAGCGGCCTTGGGAGGGGCTGGGCTGACCTTGCTCAACAAAGTCCGGGGGCCGTCTCCCCCACCCCCGAAAACAGATAAACCCCCAGAAATTCCCGTTAAACCTACGGTTGCGGGAGAAGGAGGGCCGGTAGGATGATTTTCGCGTGGTTGCTCAAAACGGCCATAGGCAGAAGTATAGGAATAGCGGTTGGCACCGCCCTTCTTTCCGGGATGCTGTATGCCGGCTGTCAAATCAAAAGCTGCATCAGCCATAAGGCTGAGGTGAAAGCCGAAACCGCCGAAAAGACCCTGGAGGTGGAACGTGAAGACCAAAAGGTTAAAGAGAAGGTTCACCAAATGTCTGATGATGATCTTGCTGACTTCATTCGCCGCGGCGGGGTGCGCCCATCAAATTGAGTTTGTACCGCCGCCTCTCCAGGCGCCTCCGAAGTTGGAGAGCTTCGCCCCCGACAAAAACGATCAGACCGGGGAAAAGGGTTACTGGATGAATCGGGGAGACGCGGAGGATCTGGGGGTCTTCTTCGGCCATGTTCATAATGTGAGAGACACCTGGAAGTAGGAGGCCCAGCATGACCTTTCGTGATGTTCCCTGGTGGCTAAAGGCAATGCTCTTGTTCTGGTATCTGATTGTATGGCCCATTGAGAAACTACGTAAACTGTGGCGTTAATGGAGGGCCTGCCATGGACCGTCCCGTGATCGCAATTCGTCATCGCTTCGACGGGGTGAAGGAGTTGGCGGTAGAGCGTCCGGTGGGGGATTTGGGGTATAAGCCTCTGGCCCTGGATGCCCTGACCGCCAATAAGGTGATGCGGGAGCTTATTTCTCCGCAGAGGGATGGGGAGTGGGCCCGGATTCCGGTGAGGAATTAATTCATCGTAGTAGCATGAGCAGCCGTTTTCGCCTCTTGATAGGTATTAGGTTCCTCCTTTATATCCACGGACAGTCTACGGACACACTTTCAATGTCTTTCTATATGGCAAAGATCCTGATTTCCCAAGGTTTTCATTGGGGTGAGCGACGGGACTTGAACCCGTAGAACTACCCCCGAAACCCGCATGAACACTAAGGTTTATTTTGTCCGTTTTTGTTCACGGACAGTTTACGGACAGTCCCAGACGGACAGTCCGCCACTAAGTCCCGCAGGCTCTCCGCTACCACCTTCTCATATTTCTGGGTCATGGCGGCCGTCCGGTGGCCCATCATCTGGCCCACCTTGTCCCGGCTGAATCCCGCGGCGATCTTCTGAGTGGCGAAACTGTGCCGGGTGGCCTGGTAAAGATTGACTTCGATGCCGCAGGCCCGGGCCGCCTGGAACCATACCGTGTCGAGGCGCCGGTGCGACAGGTACTTCCCCTTGCTGTTCACGAACACGAACCCCGTCAGGCTCCGGGGCTGCCGGTCCAGGCAATCCTGTACCTTCTGATTATAGGGGATGGTGCGGTTCTGCCGGGTCTTGGTGTAGGGTTTCCAGGTTTCCAAATCGAAGCCCGCCGCGATGGTGATGAGGCGGCGTTCCCGGTCCACCAGGCCCCATTTTAAGGCCCGGAGTTCCCCGGGCCGGCAACCCAACTCCATCAGGCAGATGAAAAAGGATTTGTAGGGCTCCTTGATGCGCCGCAAGACTCGTTCCTGGTCCCGGGGCGGGAGCCATTGCGTCAGGGGATCGTCTTTGGGGACTTCGGGGAACTTCGGCAGATAGGCAATGTCCCGGCGCTTGTGGAAGGCATCGGCAAAAATCTTATGGAGCACCCCCAAGATATTTCTGATGGTCTTGTTGGCTAGATTCGTCGGCAGGGAATTTTTAAAATCCTCCAGGTCCCCCTCCCGGATGTCCCGGATGCTCTTACGCTCAAAAAAGGGAACGAAATAAAGGCGAATATATCGCCTGACCTCTCTCATATAAGCCTTAGAGATATGGCCCCGCTCCAACTCCAGATCCCGGCGCTCAAGCCAGGTCTGGATGTAATTCTCGAACAGGAGCCCCTTGATTTCCTTCCTGACGTACTCCCGGGGATCGAACTTGCCGGCGCCGATCTGGTGGCGGATGGTGGAAAGAAGTTGCTCCGTCCGGGCGTAGGAGTCCAGGGGGTAGCCCTGGGGGTCGGTGTAAATCTTGAGGCGGCCCTGCCACCAGAGGTCGATGAAATACCGGGTGGGCCGGGTGTTGCAGCAGACCAGTTCCTTCGGATAGGGTTTCCCGCAGGAAGGGCATTTATGCAGGGTTCTTATATGACCTGCCATGCAGAGAGTATATTGAAGGAGTTGGTTCAAGTGCAACCTTTATTCGTTAAAACTCCTAACTTAAGTTGGGAGTTTTGGGTCAAGGTGGGCCTCTTTCCCCTTGAGCGTAGGGTTACCCCCTACCCCGGCCCGACGGGGATTTTTACCCAGGCGAAAAGGGTAGCTTTCGCACTCAGTTTGCTGGCATTGGCGGACGGACCGATAAGAGCCACCGACGCACTCCAGACAGCGTTTGCGGTGGGCCTGGATAGGGGTTAAGGGTTTTCCGCCTGTGTTCACACGTGCACTTGGGACGCCAGGGCGTTGGTTTTGGCTTTGGGCGTTCCTCTTCCAAGCTCTCTTTTCCTGGCGGCTTCCTCTGCCTTAATAGCCAAAGGCACCAGGTCTTTGCTATAGCGGTTGTAAATCGTCTCCAGCATATCGACATATTCCTCTCTTTTCCCGTGCTTCTTCATTTGCTCGGGGAACGCGGTTATCTTGTTCTTCAAAACATGTGGATTAAAAACTTCGGCCCAGGCGATTTTAGAGAGGGCATTGACAAAAGGCGTATCGTTCCAGTAGAGGAATTCATGTTTCCTGCAATGGGCCACGAGGTCCGCGACAAGGTTTGCATGGGCCGGATCACCTAAACGGTAAGTACCTTCTTTGAATTGCTTTCTCCAGTTACCTGACCCGGCACTCAACCCACTTAACATGGAGATACAGGCGTTCAACTTGATTCCGGTTTTCCTGTGGTAGTCAAATACGGCCTGATAAGCCTCAAAATTGTTCTGGGCGAAAGACCACAGATAGTCTTGGAGACTCCAGGTGGTATGGGTTCCATCCCTCTCGGCCTGGGTTATCTGGCTCTTGGTTTCGATATATTTGACAGGGATGCCGTGTTTGCGGGCCGAATAGAAACGGTTGTGGCCATCTTCTATCCGTAGCAAGCCATCAGGTAGTCTGAAAACAGGCATTGGGTATTCATCAAGCCACCCATACTTGAGTAGGGACTGTTCAAGGCGCCATGTCTTTTTTACTTCCCGGTTAAACGGCGACAATACGAACTTGCCATAATTGTTTGTTTCTAAAACTTTTGCCATGTCATTCTCCTTTAGTCCAAATGGTTAGTTTCTCTTGAATCCATTTTGAAATTCGACCCAGGGCGTCAACCCTCAAGGGATCATCATCCCTAATTCTTTCCAGATTGATTATGGCCATGGTTACGAAGGCATTGGCATCGGAGTAGGCGTAGGGGTCTCTGGGTTTGACAGGTTTGGGGGGAGGGGGACCGACTCTTGCCTCAACCAACGCCTTGACCTGCTTAAATGTGACGACCTTGCCATCCGCGGACCTCACGGCTTCCTCCCATACCTCGCATTGTTGGTCTGGCTCAAGGACGGTAAGGGGGCGGATTTGGCGTTCGTGAATTGGCTGGATTTCACAAGGGGTATAAAGTTGGTGCCCGTGGGCACCATCTTTGCTCTCTTGTATCATTTGGCCACCTAAATTGGCCGCCACCTGGGACCCCCTTATTAACCTACCCGCATAACTCCTATCTATCCCCCACTTTGCTTTGCTGTATTCATTGAATGATTGATATTGTTCCCTATAGAGTTTGTTGTCTCGAATCGTGAGCAAAGCATTGCCGACAGCCATGAAGGATCCCATCTCCTGTTGAATAATGCCTTCAAGGGTTTTCAGTTCCGCTTTTTCATTTTCGGAAAGCTGAGTTGTAAGATTATCTTCCACCAAATCCTCCTTTTAAAGTCTGCCCCGGAGTCACGTCCCGGGGCTTCACGCCTGATGACGAGATTAGGCCGGTCATGCCGAAAGGCCAGAATCCGCTCCGTACCCTTAACTCACCGCGCCTGTGCTGGGCGGCCGGCTTGGTGAGCATCCCGTCTTGGTTCCGACCCAGGGGGCCATTGGAGGATTGCGGTGGCCTGTGGTAGTTAATCTGGGTTTCCATCGTCATCACTGTCAGCCCTTTGCGGAAATCTTCATCCGGAGCTCCGCGGTGAGTTCTTTGATTTCATGGGGCCGGTAGGGAACACTTAAGGTCTCCGGGGTGTACCAGGGGTGTCGGATATAAAACCAACCCTTCCGGTAAGTCACCTCAGTCTGCTCGGTCCGGTTGTCGCCATGCACCAAACGTACGGCCTGCAGGTAATCGTTAATGATGGTCTGGACGGTCTGGTGGTTGAGGGCATTCTTTTTGCTCATCTCTGCACTCTCCGGGCCAGGCGGGCGATCTTGGAGGCACGACGCCGCCGGGCTTTGGCCTTTAAAAAGTAGGTGCTATTCCGGGTCTTATGCGGCTCGGGAGAATGGCCCATCTTTCCCTGGTCCCGGGCGGCCCGACGGATGAAGGTGCGGCTAAGGCTGGACATCAGGCGTCCTCTGGCATATCCGGGACCTGCTTGGCTGGCCATGATGCCATAGCCTCGGCATGGTTGAGGGCGGCCCACACCATCCGGGGATCGGCCCCAGCCTGGGCCGCCTGTGCGGCCCAATAGCCCACCACCATCGAAGCCACCTTATCTTTGGCCCGAAGCAGGAAGACCGGCTCGTCTTTGGGGATACCGCCGACCCGTTCTGACTCGAAAGCTCCCCGACCGGCCTCCTGGCCACACTCGTTGCACCGGAAAACCATAACACCATCCTCAAAGGTCCCGTTAAGACAGCCAGGGCAGTCACCGGGACAACCCGGTTGGGAATTGGGACAAAGAATGGTGGTGACGATGAAGGCCGCGTCTTGAATCCGGTCATAGTCTTTACGGGCGTGTTGCATCTCTCAAACCTCCTTCGGTTGGAATCGCCATCTACACCTTCTCCGGGGCCGGGGGTGCTCCTTTCGGCTCAACAACCCCACTCCACTTGATTTCCCGGTCCACACAACCCGCCGGCCTGAGCAAGCTGATAGCCTGAGTAACCTTGCCCAAGGCGTCCATTTTGTCTTTCCCCTTCATGATAAAAACAGCATTGACCTGCACTCGATACTCTTCATCTTTAGCCATGGATCTCTCCTTTTAATAAGTTTTTCACATCTTGCACCGATTCAACCTGGCCGGATATGGCCCCGGCCTTCTCCCATTCAGCCAGTTCTTTGATCTGCAATCTTGTCAACCGCCCCCCGGGTTTTTTAACCTCAAGAGCTAGAGGGCGGCCCGCATAGGCTCCAAGAATGTCCGGAGCCCCCGCGTGGCCGCATGGTCCCCCATGGGTCTTGTGCGTCTTGGCTCCGATGCTCTTGAGGTAGCGTCGGATGGCATCGATTCTGGATTTCTCGCTGGTCATTTCCATTACCCTGGCCACTTCAACGCAAACCCCGAGTTAGCTGCTTTTCCCAAGTAAAGCGAAGTCCGCGCCCGGGTCGCCCCAACAAAAAACATCCTGGCCGTTGGGCCGATCTCGCCTTGGCGGACTGCTTTGGCAGCTTCCGGAGAGAGGTCAGCGAATAGGATCACGGCGTCGGCCTCCCCGCCTTTTACTGAATTATGCACAATATTCCCGCCCGAAAGATAATAATGATGAGGTGGAACCTCTATGCCAAAAACATATCCATTGTAATCTTCTATAGTTACTTCACTTCTCATAAATGCAGGAGTCCAGCAGCCTCTTTTGCTATTTCCACCAGGGTCGCTTCTAACAAACCCCTCTGGCGGAACAAGCATGTCTATATATCCAGATAGCTTTATTAAATTGGCTGCTTCTGTTACAAAAATACCTCTCATATTCCTTTTAATTACATCTCCACGAAGGGGGGCTCTGGAATAAAGTGGCCATTCTTCGTTTAAATGGCAATCTTCTAATAGTTTTGTTACTCTTTTGTCTATGCTTCCATTAATTTCATCGTGAATATGATGCAAATCATCATCATTCAATGCTCTTGCTTTAGCAGCTTGAAATGTTAATCCAGTAATCCCATACTTCCCTCTAAAAATTTCTTCTGCTATAACAGCTTCTTTCCTTGTCTCATACACTCCTAAAATCCATCCAAAATCAGCCTGTTCCGTTGCAAGTCTGCCATTCACCCCACCACTTCTATATGGTCTATGTGCGGAAACGCAAATACCAATCCTCCACCAGTTGGCTCGTTTCATTAAATAAACTACATATTTTTCCATAAAATCATCATTAAATCTTGTGGGAATGAGATGGTTAGGCGTAACTCTTGTCATAGATATATCTGTGTCAAGCACAACCAGGGGGCCAACATGCTTATTTTTACTAATTTTAAAGTTATACCTTTTGTTTGAACAATCTCTTTCCTTCCCTCTCCAGTCTCCACCCCAATGTAAAGAATTTGTTTTTTTATTATATCCAGCCACTTTATGAAAAGATGGGTCTAATTTGCCAATGGGTATCCACCCGTCTGTTGTTAGAATAAGTTCATCTGAAGGCGAGCAATGCACCGTCCCTATGGTCAAGGCCGGTTCAATCTCCAAATCTTCCCAGGCCCTTAACCCTACCCGCACATGGTATTCAGCAGGACGATGAGCCGCTGAAAGGTGATCCAGTATCCACTCCGCCCCCGCCGCCTGCATCTGCTCCATTGGCAGAACCTCATGGATCAAGTCCACGGGCGCTTCTTGATCTGACAGAATATTGGCCAGCTTCTCCTTACCCCCTCGCTTGAGAACGTTGGCCACCAGGGGGAGCCAGCGACCTAACTCTCCGCCGGTCCAGTTCATGGGATTCCGGCGCCAACCGGCAAAGTAGTCCCGCACCCTAGTGGCGGCGGTGGTCTGCCGGGTCGTGTGGATCAGGGGGTTCCAATCCCGCCGCTTACGACGGTAGGTATTGCTGTAGGGAATAGCTTCCTGTTTGAGAAACTGAATGATTGGAGTCAGCATATAGGAGCAGGAAGCCAGGATCATCACGGTTTGATATTGGTCCAGGTGCTTTTGCACCACGTCAAACCACGCCTCCGGATGCTTATAGGTTCCATTAAGCTCCAACACCTCGCCCGGCTCGGCAGTAGGCAGGTATTCCCGTTGCAACCGCTCTTCCGGGGGGATAAGGTTGATTACTTGCTCGGAAAACTCATGGACGGCCTGTGAGACTCGGTATGATTGTTTGAGAATGATAATAGGAATGCTGGGGTCAAGGCCAAGGCGGGGGACGGCGCCTTTGAACGAATAAATGCAGTTATGAGTGATGATTTTGTCAGCTATATAATAATGATGGGGCCTAACATTTAAACTATGGACTTCTCCAAAATAATGTCTCGTTGATTTTTGAATTGGATACCAAGTGGGGGCCAGGACGCCCGTATCGACAGGAACAGACATAATATAAGGTTCAAGATTAATTGCTCTGACAAGCATTAATGATGCTTTGCCCCCCCAATGGTTTCTATTGTTTTTCTTGTAAAATGGATACTGCATTGATTTATTGCAATATGCCAAACATTCATACGCTCTATTGGTTAAATCAGAATTAATGTCGTGCATAGCCCACAAGCTATCTAGAAAATCTTTAGTAAAATGGATACTGCTTTGAATTGGATTAAAGGTTATCTGAGGTATCCCAAAGTGAGCAGCATAGAATGACTCCCACCATGAGGCATCTTGTCTATTGGAAGTAGTTTTTAGTATCCACACTGCATCAGCATTTTCTAGCCTGGCTCTCACGCTTAAATGAAATCCAAGTTGCTTCCCTCTTCCCTTGAACAATTGGCACCAGCCTATACGCCAGCGAGGGCCCTGCTTCATTAAATACACGACACATTTTGTTCTCGCTTCCTCGGTCCACCTCACCAAGCATTGATGATCTGCGGTATATTCCGATTTAGCAGGGCCAGCCGCTATCATTACCAATATGCCGTCATAAATTCGACATGCTTTTTCAAAGCTATGCGATGCAGAAGGTGGACGTTTAAGCCTGATAATGGTGCTGCCAGGGCGATCAAAGGTTTGCAATGTGTGAATCTCGGGGTCAAGGTCTTCAATTAGAGCTTGCCCCTGCGTAGTTTCCACAAGCGTTCCGGATGGCTGGCACTGATCTCCGTCCCCCACCAGGATTAATTTCTCCAAGTCCTTTCCCCACAGTCTTACTAAGGCCAATTCGAGAGGGGTGAAGTCCTGGGCCTCATCGAACATGCCGATAGCCGCCTCAAACTTCGGCATAATCTGTTCTTTCAGGCACACCGAAATAAGATCGGTGAAGTCAACGGCATGAACCTCGTCTTTGAACTTCTCCCACACCCTGGCAAAACCCTGGACTGACTCAGGCCAGGCGTCGGGGGGGCGCATCAGCGACCGGAGCCGGGAATATTCTTGTAAGAATTTGGCCCCTGGAGTCTTCCCCCCCTGAGAATACCCATCCTCAATCCCGTCCCGGGTGGGGTCGTCAATTTCATAGGCAGGGTGTTCCTCGGAAAACTGTTTCAAATATTGCGCGGTCTCAGCTATCTTCGGCATCCCGAGGGCATGGTAGGCCATAGCGTGGAGGGTACCGATCTGCTCCTTGGGGATGGGCAGTTGCCGGCTGTTCATCTCAGCCACGGCCGCCCGGGTGAATGAGCACACCATAACGCCGTCGGCCCCGTACTTCTCCGCGGCCCGCTCCACCTGGCGGGATAGGTAAGTGGTTTTGCCTGTCCCTGGAGGCCCAATCACGTCAGTGAAACTCCTTGTTTTTGCTGCCCTCTTCTCTGCCTACAGATTTCCGAATATTTTCTGACACATTCGGGGTGAGACCAAGAATTTGATCTTTCATCATGGGTCCTCATTTCTTCTTCAGGAATACCCATCTCAGATCATCAATCACGAACTTGACCAGGTCGGCCCGGTTCTCCAAGGCCCTGATGATTTTCTCGTCCACTGTCCCGGCTGCACAGAGGTGGTAATAGGTGACCTTACGGCTCTGTCCGGGCCGGTGAACCCGGGCCCGGGCCTGCTGATAGTCGCCCAGGGAGAAGCCATGGCTGTAGAAGATGCAGTACCGGGCCGCGGTCAGGTCAATCCCCAGACCCCCGCTCTGCAACTGCGCCGCCAGGACCTGGGCGTCCCGACTTTCCCAGAGGGACAATTCACTGCGCCGGCCAGAGAGTTCAGCACAGATGATGCCCAGAGATTTACAGGCAGCAAGGATTGAGTCGAGGTCCTGGTGAAACCGGCAGAACACGACCACCTGCTCTTTGGTGACGTCTATCCATAGGTCATCAGAAGAAGTCATGCCCTCCAGGAGGTCTTGCAGGAGATCGGCCTTGCCGGTGTCCACCCGTTCGGGGTGCTCATTGTCGTCAGCCCTCAGCCAACCTCCGGTGAGCTGTTGGAGGCGGAGCAGCTTGACCATGGCGTTCGCCGCGGTGACCTCGCCCGTCTCGATGTCGGCGATAAGATGTTTCTCCAAGTCCCGGTAAATCTTGGTAGCCTTGGGGCTCAACTTATAGGTTAAAACCTCATCCATGGTCTCCGGGAGATCCAGTACGTCCTCAGAGCGCACCCGGCAGGCTATCCGGTACATCTTCTCGTGAAGCTCTTCCAAGTTCTGCCAGCCCTTTACTTCATACCCCCCATAACCCCCCATGACGGCATACCGGGCCCGGAAGCGGGTAAAGGAATAGCCGAAGATGTTGGGATCAAGGAAACGGTACAGGGCATAAGCATCTAGGGGGGAATGCGGTATGGGTGTCCCGGTGAGCGCCAGGCGGTGCCGGGCCAGCTTACCCAAGTCTTTTAAAAACCGGGAGGACTTCCCCCCAGGAGCCTTGATCCGGTGGGCCTCATCGAGGATTATCACTCCAGGGAGAGCGCGCTTGAGCAAGGACGCCAGGGGCTCCAACCAAACCGCCTCGTAGTTGACCACCACGAGGGACCCCTTGCGCCGCATAGCTTGTTCGGCCTGTTTAGTTCGGGCCGGAAGGGTGCCATTAAGGACTGTCACCGAGAAATGACCGTCCAGGTGTTTCTTAGCTTCCCGCTCCCAGACCTGCATCACAGTTTTCGGGGCTATCACCAGGGCAAAGTTCATTTCCCAGAGACGCAGGAGTTCCAAAGCCACGCGGGTCTTGCCGCAGCCCATCTCGAAGAAGCAACCACCGGCCCCGAGAGGAGCAAGGAATCGAACTGCTTCAACCTGATGGGACCAAAGGTCCATAACCCTCCACTCGGGCAATAAAAAAGACGACATCCAGGTGTTCGGGCACCCGAATGCCGTCTTTTTCATTCTTGCGCCGCCTCAAGGTTGGCCGACCCCTTAGCGGACCCGGTTTTTTATACTAGCAGCAGGTCAACAAAATAGCGGCCATGAAGAGAATCAGGCCGACGTCGAGAACTATGTCCAATAAGGTGGGATCGTTCCCCCAGGGGGTGCGATTGAACCATTTCCACCAGATCACGTTTTCTGCCCCTTGCAGATAGGGCACAGCCGGGGCGACCCCTTCTGCTTTTTTAGTTTTCGTTCCAGGCCCCGGTCCCCTTCCCAGGCTCGTACCACCTGGTAACCGATGCCCGCGGCCCGGACCACCTGGAGCAGCCGTCCGCCGTTTCCGGCCAGGTGCCGATCCAAACGAGCCGGTAGATCATCGGTGTAGCCCAAATAATGCCGGGCGTGGTGGTAAGGGCGATCAAAATGGATTAAATAGACTGTTCCCATAGGCATTTTGACTATGCCATTATGTCAAGGTTTAGTCAATAAAAAAATCGCCGCGCTTGAAAAAAAATGCAGCGCGGCGATTTTCTTAGTTAAAAACTATGTTTAGATGAAAAGTTGGGCGACTACCCGGTCCATGTTCGACAACAGGCGCCGAGGTAAAATCATATCTTTTTGGGTGCTGGAGTTGAGGGAACGGAGCAGCAGGTTGCCCTCGTGAAAAAATAGGCGGCCAAGGTACATTCTGTTGCTCGTATCGCAATAGATTACCAGGTCCTCCTCCTTCTTCTCCCCGTGGCGCTGGACGATCAGTTCCGCCCCTTTGGAGATTACCGGGGCATAACTCTCGTCCTTAATCCTTATCCCGTAAAGTTCTTCTGCCATTGGCCAGTCCTTTTTTTCGGCAATGATGCGTGGTAGTGGCAAGTACCCCAAATTTCTGTCCTCAGTACTATCAGGATACAGACAGTTTTGGGTAGCAGAAATTTCTGCAACAACGGGGATGGCGACAGTTTCGTCAGCCAAATCCCCTACTTGTACTCGAAGGGCTTTTGCCACGATCTCCAAGTGAGGCATGAGCCACTGGCGTTTGCCGGCAAGCATCCGGGAGAGTTGAGATTGATGAATTTTTTGGGCAGGGCTCAGCCGTTCGATTTCGTCGGCCAGATCCTTGATCTTCCAGCCCCGCGCCCGCATTAACGCTCGGATACGCTCGTTTATCATAGCGCCAATTATAAGCCAATTAGTCAACCTCCTGTCAAGATAATTCCTTGATTTAATTGATTTTGATGTTGATTTTGATGAAATTAAAGTTTCCAGCATTTTTTCCCGAGGGCGCCGATGCGCCTTCCTCCTATTTTAGATGATTATCCCCCTTAATTGCTATTAGGGATTCCCTAAAAATAGCTTCCGAAAATCCCTAGGAGTCATCTTATAGTCATCTGTGCCAAAAAGTCAACCAAAAAAAAGCGTTTAATGAAATAAAAACTTCTTGCAATCGTTGCCAGCTTGTCATACCTTCCAGATTATGAAACCCATCTTTAAAATTCCGGTACGATTCGCTCCGGTCTTGGGAGTCGACAAGTCCCTGGTTTCTCGTTGGAACCATGGCAAACGCAAGCTGCCGGATGGTATGGCCATGAAGATCGTGGACCTCCTCGAAGAGGAGGGCTACTCCATCGACATTTTGGATCTGAAGCCCCGGCTCAAAGACTTGATTCCCTATTTAATTCATCATATTTCCCGGAACTGCCGTGCCCAACAGCGAAAATTACGAAAAGAATCCCCGGGGAAAGCTAGTTGCCCTGCTAAATAGTTGTGGTTGGGAGGGGCAGGGATGGAGTACCTGGGGAAAAGGGGATATTCGCCTCCTGGTGGATGAGGTGGGGGTATTCTTGTTTCGGTGGCTGGGGTCCCGGTGGGTACGCACCCATGGCCTGGCCCATGCCTCTATGAAGCTGTCCACCCGGCAGATGATTTTCATGGACGGGGCCAAGCTGTCCCTGGAATATGGATTGTTCACCCCGGCGCTGGGGGAAGACCAGGAGAAGAAAGCGGCCGCGGCCCGGCGAGCCTCCGTCCGGCGCGGTGATGGAAACGGGTTATAAAAAGGAGGAATTATATGCAATTAACAAAACTGGACAGTGAGAGCATCCTTTTGAAGCCTCACACGGCAATGGATCAGATTTTCCTAAATTGCCTTGTGGAAATGATTGAGGCAAGGGAAAGAGAAATTATTGGCGACCTTGCCTCAAAAACTGAACTTCTCTCTCAAGATTCTCAACCTTTGATAAAAGCTCCTTGATGACCGCCCAAAGGAGGATATATGACATTATCCGAAGAAGCACGGAACTACGCGGTCCTAGTAGCCCAAAGGCGTGACGCAGAAGCTACCGTCAAGAAATTAACCACAGAACAAGCCAAAATGGAAAGGTCTTTGCTTGAGCGCATGGGAGATGAGGGGATCGCCAGCCTCAAGGTCGAAACCGATACAGGGAGGTTCACCATCTCCCCCCGTCGCGAGCTCCGGGCCAGTTGTATCCCGGGTCACGAGGCCGACCTGGATAGCGGGTTCCGAGCCATCGGCTATGACGACATGGTGAAGGAGTCCGTCAACGCGAATAGGCTCTCTGCCTATGTCCGGGAAATCGACGCGGCGGGCGGCGAAATCCCCCCCGAGATAGCCGGAGCCATCCAGATCGTTGAACTATTCAAGCTCGGCGTTACACGATCCAGCAGATCGTGAAAGATAAAAGATAAAGGAGCAAAGATCAATGGCAAAAGAACTGGCAGTCAAAGAAACAGCAACCTTCATGGTACTGGCGAATGCTCAGGGCGCCATCGAGGCCCTCAAGAGCAATCTGGAAGGCGAAACCCTGTCCCCCATGGACCTGGATCGTGTCTCGATCCCGGCCGGTGGTGGTGTTACCTGGTGTGTTCCCACCCTGGAGGGCGAGGAGAACATCCCGGAGATCGTCGGCGTCATTGTCGGCGTGCAGAACTGTCGGGCCTATTGGGCCGGGGAGTTCACCGGCGGTGGCGATCCGCCGGATTGTGTCAGCGAGGACAACGTAACCGGCGTCGGCGATCCGGGCGGGACCTGTAAGTTCTGCAAATTTGCCGAGTTCGGCAGTGACTCCCGGGGCAAAGGCCAGGCGTGTAAACAGATCAAGCGTCTGTTCGTCCTGCGCCCCTCTTCCATGCTCCCCCTGGTGGTCAATCTGCCGCCCACCTCTCTCAAAGCCGGTACTCGGTATCTCCTGCGCCTGGCTAGCAACGGCCTCAAATATCAGGCCGCGGTAACCAGAATCACGCTGGAGAAAACCAAGAGCAGCGACGGTATCGCCTACAGCACCGCCGTTTTCACCCTAGCCGGGAAGCTCGATCCTGCACAAGCCAAGGCCATGGAGGATTATGCTCATGCCATGGGCCCCCTCTTGCGGCGTTCCGTGACCAAAGAAGATTTCCCGATGAATTAACACCAAGAGGGGCTCCCTTCGTCGGGGAGCCCCCATCTTAGGAGAGATTATGGACCTCATTGAACTATACCAAAAACACGGGTTTTCTTTCTTTCCGCTTCGCAAAAATAGCAAAAAGCCTCTCTTTGCTTGGGCCGTTTACCAAACCCGCCGCCCCACCCAGGATGAAGTCAAAGAATGGCGAGATAAAGGGCTGTTAGATCAAGTCGCCATCGTCTGCGGGGCAGTCTCGGGTATCTTCGTGCTGGATGTGGACGACCCCACCACCTTCGAGGCATGGCTGAAACAAAACAACCATAATCTGCCGATAACCCCCATGGTAAAAACCAGTGGGGGAAAGTACCATCTTTATTTCAAGCACCCGGGAGGCAAGATCAAGAACTCCCTCAAGAAAATCCCCGGTGCCGACATCAAGGCCGATGGGGGCTACGTCGTGGCACCACCTTCAAGACATCCCAGAGGCGGTGATTATGAATGGAACGAGTTTATGAACTTGGATGACTAGAGGACTTATGGCCCAGGAAAATATAGCCGTTCCTCCCCCCTGGATGCTGGATTTTATCGAACGGGAAGTCGCCCTGGTAGAGCTTGCTCAAGGTGACCTGCTCCCTCCTGATGAAGATTGGGTGACTGTTGCCTGGAGGGGGGTGCCTGTAGGGGAACGCAATAGCGTCGCCGCAAAACTAGCAGGATTCTACCTGGGCGGCGGCGACCCAGAACCCCGAGTATTGGAAATGCTCCGGGCCTGGAACACAAAAAACACCGAACCCCTGCCTGATAAAGAACTCCAAGCTAGTGTTGCCAGTGTCGCCCGCATGGAGGCTCGAAAACGGATCAAAACCGGGGCGCAAGAAGGGAAGGCGACATCCGAACCCAATACCCTATCCTGGGAAGAACAGCGCCAGGCCGCCCTGCAGGGCTTAGGTGAACGTCTGAGCCTGCCCATCAGCGACATCCGGGTCACCCAGAGCGATGACTCCGTCCTGGAATTTTCCCTGGGCGAAGACGACAGCGTGATGATCACGGCAGCGGACCTCGTCGAACAACGCCTCTTCATCAAAAGATTCGCCCAGGCCGGCCTGCTGGTGCCCAAAAAAATCGCTGAACCAAAGGGGGGCGGCGCCTGGCATGAAGTCGTCAGGCAAATATTCCGGCTGTCCATCCAGCAGGACGTGGGGCAGGAATCCAGCACCCTTGGTGAGTTGCGGGAATTTCTGAACACCTATATAGAACGTTACCGGGGTTTGACGTATTTCTCGTCAAACCAGTCCATCCCTCACCATGTAGCCTTTTTTATCGTGCAACGCAAAGGCGAGAAGCCGAAATTATATTCCCGGGTCTCCGAACTGTTTATGGAAGCCAGGATGCTCGGATATAAAACCATCAAGAAATTAACCATCCTCCTACCCAGCTTGGGGCATGAACCGGAGCAGTTTAAATGGAACCGCCAGAACGTCCGCGCCTGGTGTATGAACCTGGATGGTATGTCGGAAGAGATAAAAGAGATGGTATTTAAGAAAACAATGGACGGAAGAGAGCGTGAAGATTCTTAACCAAGTGCAGGGCACGCGCTGAATAAAATTTACAAAAAAGTTTTTATCCCTTTTTTCCGGTCCCGGATCGATGCGGGACCGTCCCGCATCGCGGATATCGATGCGGGACCGCACCAGTGCTGACTAACAAGCATGACGGGTACCGGGTACCGCTTCCAAAAAACTTTTCACATGTTCATATTTTTGCGTTTTACCCGGTACCCGGTACTTTTGGCTTTATTCGCTTATTATTATAACAAGTTATGTGGTCCCGCATCGCGAAAAACATGCGGTACTGTACCGCATCGACCCGGTATCAGGTTTTTGCAGAAAACGAAGACCCCACCAAAAGGAGACCAGCACCATGACCAAAAGTAGCAGAGGAGGCGTCCAATGGCTCAGACCTGTCGCGAGGTTAATTGTCCGCAGTATATGATCGAAGAGCTTGAGAAGGGTTTCCCGGCTTTCTGTTTCTACTACCAGGAAGGGCTCTTGATCGACAACCCCATCTGCCGGGAGTACCGAGAAGGGAAAGTATCTAAAACCGCTATGAGCATTAAAGAGGGGTTATAGACCCCATAATCTAAAAGGAGACCACCATGACCAAAGCAGAAGTGATCAGTGAAGTGGCAAAGGAAGCGTCCATCACCAGGTGGGCGGCCGAGCTCGCGGTAAACCGGATCAAGGACATCATCGTGAGCCAGGTGCAGCACACCGGCCGGTTCGCCATGGATGGCGTCGGAGTTTTCACCCTGGTGGAACGGGCGGCTCGGGTAGGCCGAAATCCTCAGACCGGGGGCCCCGTGAAGATCCCGGCGCGAAAAGTGGTGAAGTTCAGGCCGGCGAAGTCGTTCAAGGAAGCGGTGGAGTAAGAAGTCGGCACCTGGCGGCTACGGCAAAAGATTTGCGCCACATTAAGCCGTAGCCGCCAGGGCTTCCCCCCTGCGTTCCCCCCTGCGAATAGCCCACCGAATCGCACTCGCCGAAAGATTAAATTTTTCCATCAGAAACCTATAGGAATGGCCATGTTTGTAGAGCCGAAAGATTTCAAGGTCCCTTTTATCCCTGTTCGACTTGGCAGAGCCAGGAATCCTTCTCCCGCAACATGGACATATTTCTGCTGGTGCATTAACGCGTGCCTTACCCATCTCACCCTCCATTCCTAAAGTTTTTCATTGCATCCTCCAATTCCTCATCCACGATGTGCGTGTAAATCTGCGTGGTCCCGATATTCTCATGCCCCAGGGCCTTCTGGACCACCCTGAGGTTCTTGGTGGCCCGCAGCAGGTCCGTGGCGAAGGTGTGCCGCAAGCTGTGGGGATGAATATTCTTGGTGATCCCGGCGGCCCGGGCCACCTCACCCACCATCCAGCGAACATACCGACCTTTCAAGGGCCCGCCCTTGAGGTTAGTAAAAATAAAGTCCTCAGGGTTCCCGGGGTGATTGTCGAAGTATCCCAGGAGAAGGTTGACATCGGCCTCACAGAGCCAAAGCATCCGCTCCTTCTTCCCCTTCCCCAGCACCTTGAGCCTGCCGGTGGTAGGCTCCAGGTCCCGGCACCGTAGGTGTAAGGCTTCCGAGCAACGAAGCCCCGAGTTAAGCATCAGGCGCACCAGGCAGAGGTTGCGGAGCCGGGTGAAGGGGTTAAGGGGCCGGCCACGGCGGTGGCCGTTCCCCTCGTCGGTCCCAAGGAACTGTTTCAGGATAAGCTCTTGTTCCCCCGCCAGGAGAACGTCAGGGATTTTGCGTCTGGTCATCGTAGCCTCCCCGGTAGTAACCATCTCGTCTTGCCAAGTCCATACCCTCCAAAACTGCATCTTTGAAGGTTTGCCAGTTAGCCTCAATATCCCCTATGTCCGGGTAATATTCTGCGGCTAATTCATAGGCCAGCAGTTGCCCCTTGGCGTACCCCAGAGCCTTAATGTTTTTAATTTTCATTCTTCCCTCCAATGCTGCCCCCCGCCAGTCAGGGATTTTGCGTCTGGTCATCGGTTTTCTCGCTTTCGATAAAATTGGTTAGCTGAAGAAGGTTTTCATGGCAAATGAACATCAAAGCCGCTTCTGCAACCCAGTTGTCGTCCTCCAAATATTGACACGCTTGCCGAATATATGAACGCGCCTTGTCTATGGCCCGGAGTGCCTGGTATGTAGATGTTTTCATTCTTCCCCCCAATGCTTTTGGTCGTAAGAACCTTCCCAGCCCTCCGACCAGGGCCCCCAAATTCCGTAAACATGGGCCCGGTCCAGTAGCTCCTTATGGGCTTTCTTGAGTTCCTGATATTCCTGGGTGGCCAGGGCAAACTTGCCCCCGCAGGCGCATTTGTCGCCCTCGTCGAAAGGAGTTGATCCAATCGCACCGCAGGCGAGACAGATTAAGTATGGGATTTCCAGTCCTTCTTTCATATCCACCTCCGCAAGTCCGCCCCTCCGGTCGGAGCAAACCAGACGGCCAGGGCCGCCAGAATCACGGCCCCGGCCAGGATGAAATAGATGTTGGTGAAAATACGGTAGATCATCGGTCTCCCCTACAATCGGCGCAGAAAAGCTCATCAGATAGGCCGTCTCCATAACCTTTGGGGTCAGGGGCAGGGGAGCGGGTCAAGTTTTCCCGCGGGAAAGTTTCACCACAGCCCGTACATTGGTCGGTGTCCTCTTCGTCCGGCGGGTCGGTCAGGTCCATGATCCCGCCCAACAGGTTTAAAATCCCCTCACGTTCACCGCAGACCGGCAAACCAGCCAGCCAAGCGATCTGCTGGTCCAGCAGGTCCAGGTCCACGGTCATTACCCCATACTCCGCCCTGTCCAGGTTGGTCAGGGTAGCCTCTCTCGCTGCCATGACTCCCTCCCTTATCCCCGGCCCAGGATCGCCAAGGCCAGAATGATTACCCAGATTATCGCCGCCCAAAAGAGTTTCATACCGTGCCCCTAGCCTTGGCGATGGCTGCGGCAACTTGGTCTAAAACCGCGTCCTCATCGCCCTCCTTGTCATCATGCTGCCAAGCATAAACCGCTTCCAGGGCCGCCAGCAGTTTCTCATGGGAGTTGCAGGCCCGCACAATGAATCGGGCGTTGGCTTCGGCATTAGGGTCAAGGGTTTTCGGTATGCGGCAAATTACATAACCATCTTTGCCGATAAGTATGTGTTGAGGGTCTGTAACGAATTCCAGGATTTCCCACGGTAGTTTAGGTTCATAGTCCTGGTCCTCATCTTCCTGGGCTTCGGCTTCCTCGTGCTCCGCCTCCCGCCTTTGAAGTTCTTCCGGGTCGGCCTCATATTGAGATTTGAATGGGTCGTAAACCATCTTACCTTCTCCTGGTGGGGCGAGGTTGCCCCCGCCCCGGTCATGGGTTAGCGGATGCTCGGCTTAAATTGCCGGGCAAAGGTCCGCAGGGTGTCCAGTTGCTCCGGCTGCACCGCCTGATAGACCAGGCGGGTCGTCGTTCATGTCGTCGGCTCCTTCAGTTTTTCAGTCGTCCAACCCATAATCCATGCCTTCGTGGCTTCCACGTTCTCACCAAGGGTCGGGAATAGGTGTTTTAGGTAGTCGCCATCAAGGGCAGGGACACATGGCACTCCCCGCTGGAACGCCACCCTGCCCATGTCAAAGGCTTCTTGGGTATGGGTCTTGTCCTCCTCGTTGGGAATGGCGCACCCATCTTCGTCCAGCGCCTCAAGGTCGTGGAGTTTGAAATACTCCCGCCACATTTTCTTACATTCGGCGCAGACAAGCTCCCGTTGGATTTCGCCGCCGTTGTCGGTAAACTCATCACGGGAATCATCGCTCAAGGCCGCGGTTCTATCAGACCCGCACCGAGGACAATTTCCTGGCCCTTCCAGATAATTCTTCACTTGCCCTTTAGTCAGTCCTTCGCTCATGTTGCCCTCCGTTTATCGCCGTTAATGCCTTCCTTCTTCCCTCGCCGCCGACGGCCTCAACCGTCCCGCCAGAGAAACCAGCGGAAAACCTTCCATGCCAGATTGCCAAATGGTTTTCATATCTCGCCTATCTTAAAGGAAGTTCAATAAAGCCTTGATAAGCCGTATAACTTCTGCTTGACTCAGCAGGAGCGCACCGTCAACTGCTTTAACCTGCAAAAAAAGCTCACGGCCCCCCATAGCGTCACCAGCCACGATAATCCGATGCTTGCCACATCGCACGATAACCTTGCCGTCTTTTTTCATGATTTCCTCCAGTCGGATAGTTCGATAACCTCTTTTATCCGCCTCGCCTTGCGGCGATCCTCTGCCTCGTCCCACAGAACGATATGCGAGGACGGGTAAGGCGCCAACTCTCCTTCATGCAGGCGACCGTAGCAAATGCACTTCATAGTTTCCGGGTGACCGCAGCGCACATACCAGCCGTCCTTTACCCACGCTTGGCGCTTATAGTCGTACCTGGTGGTCCCTTTCCTGATTCTCATGTCATCCATCCTCCTGTTCTATCCTGCCGTTAATGCCTTCCTTCTTCCCTCGCCGCCGACGGCCTCAACCGTTAATACCAAGGTATATCGTGGTTGCCATAATGTCAAGTCTTTTTTTCATATCTGGCATAATTATTTTTCCCCTTGACTTTCTCCCCCTCTAATCTGATGATTATAAAAGAGATTCCCGGACCATAATAATCGTATATCTATATATCTATCTAGCCATGTGAAGCTTTTAAATATATATATATCTGATATATAAGTGTTTTTTGGAGATACCCCTTTTCAGAGAGGTAAAACCATGTCTAAAACCAAACCAAGAGTCTGCCCTCTCTGTCTCATCCCAAGACCCGGTTACAATTCACGCCTGAAGTACCCGCCGCCTTGTCCTAACTGCCATTCCACGGCCCCGCCTATCAAACCCACCACATCCACCAAACCCACCCAGCAAGAGCCACCGGCTGGTCTGCCAGGTGCTTTAGTCCCTGAAATTATTACGAATAGCCATAGAGTAGATTTAAAAGCTGATTTCACCGATAGAGAGCTAAGTTTCTTGAGAATTTACCTGCAAGGTGGGGTTGCTCTTGAAAAAGGAATGATTCAAGCCGGTTACGAGGATATGCCTCGATGGAAGATGGAATATCTGGCTAACCGGATACTCTGGAAGCACGTTGAGCAGGCGGGAGACCTCAAAAAGTTGATGCGGTCTTGCGGCCTCGGGGAGGTCCAGGTCATCCTCAAGATCAAGAAATTAATGGAGAATCCCTCGCCCACCATCCAGGCCCGAGGCGCTGAGTTAGCCGCCAAGATACTCGAAATGACCAAGGAAAGCATTGACTTAGCGCAGGGGATTCAGATCGTCATCAGGACACCCGACGGGAAGCTGGTCAAGCCCACCCCAGCCGGCCAGGTTGGCCCCCACCAGGCCCCCAAAGCCCTACCGGCCCCTGGTCCCAAGGTCAGAATGATTAAATAGCCAAGGATATTAGTGAGATAGCTGATAGAGATATGTGCCGATAACTATGATTATCGGCACTAAAGCCCTTGCCTTGCCCCCGCTCTGGCCCCTGCCCTGCCCTTGCCTACCCCTTGCCTGGGGCCCGGGAGCGCAGCGTCCTCACCCACAGCCCAGTGCCACAGCCCCAGCCTCCAGCTTTGGGCGGCGCCCTTCGGTCCTGGCCCGCCACCTCCCCCTGTCCCCCTGTCCCCCTCTCCCCCTCTTCCCGGTCCAAGGGGGGAACCCGGAGACGGACGGGTACCCCCCCTTACTCAATACGATCAGTCTGGACAATTTTTATTTTTCAAATGTTTGCCATCTTGTCATTTTAACTTGACAGGGGTAAGGTCGGGGTGGTAGGGTTTGGCAAAGGAGGAATCAATCATGTTGTATCGGGATGAAGCCCTTCTGATTTTGGCGCTTATTTTGGACCAAATAGAAACGAGCTGGCCAGGCGAGCATCCCCAAAATCGGTTGGAACTTCTTAATTACCGAGGCTTCGATCTGCCTGACCAGGAGGAGCAAGCGGTTCACCGGCTCCAGGAGATCGGGAAGAAATTGGTCTATGAAGTCTATGAATTCGCCGTGCGGCCCTTGGAATGAAATGGGGGTATCTCAGTGAATAAACAGAAACCGGGAGGAATTGGTTGGTGCGACTACACCTGGAACCCCGTCACCGGCTGCTGGGGGGCGGGGGGCACGGCGGAGAAGCCGAATCGGTGTTGGTATTGCTATGCTCACAAAATAAATAAACGGTTTCGAGAACCCCAAATAATAGCGGATTACGGAATGATCAAAATTCATGGCCCGGAATTAGAAGAGCCTTTCATTCCTAAATTTTGGCTCGACCGATTAGTCCAACCCGCCAAAGTCAAAAAGCCCTCTAAAATCTTTGTCGGCTCCATGGGGGATTTATTCGGGGATTGGGTGCCGGAAGATTGGATTATTAAAGTCATCGGCACCGCCTGGTTTGTTGCTCCACATCATACTTATATTTTTCTCACCAAGAATCCAGCCCGCTACGCTGACTTCAACCCCTGGCCTTCGAACTGCTGGCTCCTGACCACCATCACCTGCCAGAAAGACGCCGATGAGAGAATCCCGGAGCTTTTGAAAGCCCAGGGCCCGGTCCTGGGGGTGAGTCTGGAACCGTTGTTAGGGCCGGTGGATTTATTACAGGCTGGTGGTCTTGAACTTTATACAAGTTGGGATGACCGAATGGAGGAGTGGGACGGAATAAACTGGCTCATCATCGGCGCCATGACCGGCCCCGGCTCCAAACAGCACCAGCCGAAGCCTGAGTGGATTCAGAGCCTCATAGACCAAGCCAGGGCCGCCGGAGTGTCCTTGTTCATCAAAGACAATGTGAACTGGACCGAGAAAACCCAGGAGTGGCCGGGGGGATTAACGCAGCACCGCTAACCCCCAAGATTTAGGGTGGATTTATGGCGTGTTAGAGCGCCAGGAGATTCGTGGTGGGAGGATACCCCCGAGGGCTTCGGCCCCGGCACCAGGGGAAGAACTCGGTCGTCCATGGCCTTAATCTTCCCGAAACAGGAATCCGGGTTAACGCGCCTCTGCCGCAACTCTCCACTTCCCAGGATTTTTTATCTACCCCCAAACTTCTCGACCGCTTTGTGGGGTGCGGTGTCGTGGATGGGTAAGAACCCTGGCCAAGGGGTTGATTTGAATGTACGGGGCCTGGGCGGGCGCCTGGGCCCCGGTTTAAAGGAGGCGAGATGGCCGGCTGTCGCTGTTTTTGGGAAGACGATGGGTGCGTTTTGGGAGAGGAAGGAATTCAGGAGACGTGCCCGATGCACCTGGAGCGGGAGAACCCGGAGACGGGGGAGGCCCGGGGGCCGGGGGCACCGCCGCCGGAGAGGGAAAGTTAATGAAAAGGAAACCTGTCTCTGCGGACTTGCTTTGGGAGGCCGCCTCAGACGTGGAAGAACACATGAGAAAGGTCATCATGGTTAAGGGAGATGGAGCTTTCTCTTCCCCCCATGAAATCTTGGGCGCCATCACCGAGGAATATCACGAACTCGTGGAAGCGGTGCGCCACGACAAAATAGGGAGCCCGGCTATCGAACAAATTCAACAAGAACTCAAGGACCTGGCGGTCCTGGCCATTTTCGGCCTGGCCTGTTTCAAGGTTAAGGAGGTTGATTAATGCCGCCTGAAGAGAAGAAAATCGAACCCCACTACCAAGCTCAGGCCAAGATGCTCGCGGATGGTCTGTTTGATGGAGGCTTTTTCTCCGAGACCCTGAGCCGGGACGGGATGAACGACGTGGAGGACCTGCTGGCCTTCTTTTTACAGACGGCCGCTGAATCTGCCACCCGGTGCGCCATTATGAACAAAAAGTTCAAAGAAGGTACCAGGAAGATGGGCGAAGTGCCCCTTGAGGAGGAAACGTTCAGCAGAAACAAGGCAAAGAATGAAAGAAGCATGGGGTTTGCCGGAGCATAGCAAGGCGAACATCAAACGAGAATTCATAAAGGAGGTGATGCCAGATGGTACGGATGAAGATAATGCAAGGCCATGTCTTGGAGAAATTGCGGGAATTACCTGATGAATCTATTCAGATGGTTTGCACGAGTCCTCCGTACTGGTGATTTGAGGACTTAGAGATTACGGCCTGGAGCCGCAGATTTGGGTGCTCCCGGATACGGATTGTCCAAGGCATGAGTGGGGGGATGAGATCAAAAAGGATAAACGCGGGTTGGCGATGGGAAAAGAAACGAGTCCTGATGCCCGCGGCTCAATAAACGGCCAATTCTGCCGCCTTTGCGGGGCCTGGCGGGGAAGCTACGGGCTGGAGCCGACTTTGGATTGCCTGGGTTGGGCCACCGGGCAGCCGTGCGGCCAGTGCTACGTTTGCCATACGGTGCAGATATTTCGGGAAGTGCGGCGGGTGTTGAGGAAGGACGGGACGCTGTGGCTGAATTTGGGGGATAGTTACGCTGGCTCCTGGGGCAATTATGGGGCCAGGGAGGGCAAGCAAAGAGCAAAAGCAACAGAGAGATATGACCGTCCAGCTTATGAGGGAGCTAATGGATACAAGTCTTTACCCCCGACAGTTCATGGTTCCGGCCTCAAGCCCAAGGACCTGTGCGGGGTGCCCTGGCGGGTGGCCCTGGCCTTGCAGGTGGACGGCTGGTGGCTGCGTTCAGACATCATCTGGGCCAAGCCCAATCCGATGCCGGAGTCCTGTACCGACCGGCCCACCACGGCGCACGAGCATATTTTCCTGCTGACGAAATCGGGGGACATTACTTTCTGGACACACCCTACAAAGCCCGGCCAGCGCACCAAGCCGAAGCCGGATTATGTGATTATTGACGGGAAGCGGCGTAACCTCTGGCGCGGCCATGATTATTTTTATGATGCGGAGGCGGTG